GCAAGATATGCGAAGGCGGCCCTTTGGTTCGTGAAGGGGCGGAAAAAGCTCGTCAGGAAGCTCTGCGGTTTCGTGAAGAAGTCAGGAAGAAGAACAGTTAACTCACTTCTATCTCAAACCCCGCCGCCAACAGCGCCGATACGACGATGGCCTCCGCCTCGCTGGAATCCACAAAATCCCGCAGCGCTTCTTCCATGAACGGGCGCGGCCCGGCGTCGCCCTGACGATAACCGGATTCTATCCACGGCGTTTCCGGCTCGCTTCCGTTGGTCTGCAGCGTCGTCTCGTTGGTGATCTCCACGCTGTCGTCGCTGATAACGGCAGATAGATTATTGTCTGCGCCGAGCTGATACCGGCGGCGCTCCATCGCCCACGGCGACGCCTCATAGCTGTATACCCGCTCGTCCGCCGAGCGCCGGATAGCCGCTTTCAGCCCCGCCGCAAGTTCCGACTGTGCGGAGGCTACGGCGCTTTGTATGCGCGAACGGATGGTGTAATACTGGTCCAGTACGCTCATGAAAATCACTCCTGATTCCCGGAAAAAGCGTGATGTTTCACGCGCTTTCAGCGAAGCAGGGGGAAAGCCCCGACCCGATGCCGGATCGGGGCTTTATCATGCTCAGGTAACGGTCACGGGGATCGTGTCCGTATAGGTCTCGTTGGTGAGCGTATTGGTAACGCTCACGGTAACGGTGGTGTTGCCGGCTGCAACGCCGGACAGCACATTGCTGTGCGCATCGTTGAACTTGGCCGTGGCTGCCGCAGCGGACGCAAACGTTACCTTGCTCATATCGGAGATATTGGCAAGGATGCCGCCGACCGAATACTTCACCGGCAGGGTGATCGTCTCGCCGTGGACAACAGACGCGCCGGAGCCGAGACCGATGAAGTAAATGCCGTCCACGCCGTAGGTGCTCGTGTCGCTGCCGATGAACTCGTCCACGATGAAGCCGTAGGACTGAGAACCGGAGTTGTCGCACAGACCGGCTCCGACGGCCTCCTCGTAGGTCAGGCAGTTGCCGGAGAGGTCAACGCTGCCGGTAGAGGTCTGCCCAACGCTGTCCTGCATACCGTTGGTGAAGAAGTAGTACGGGATGTAGTAATGGCGGATCTTGTAGAGGCTCGACGCCATAACATCCGAACCGGTCTTCTTCGCGTAGCAGTTGACGGCGAAGTGCGCGCGCACGACCTTCGGCTGGAAGAGCGCCGGAATGCCGAGCTGCAGAGCGCTGGAGTTCTGCACGAAGTACTTCACACAGTAGCTGTTGCCGCTGACTGCCGTGAAGCCGGTGATAACGCCGGCGGAGGACACAGGATACGCCGTGCCGCTGTTCTGCTCGACCGTCGCCTTGTCCGAGCCGGAGCTCGTCAGAATGTAGGCAACCGCGCCGTTGGAACCGCCGAGCGGAGCCACCGCATTGTTGACGGTCAGATTGGCGCCCGTCGCGGTAACAACGGTGCTGGTCTCCACGACGCCGTTGGCGGCAAGGTCGCTGCCGATGGTGATCGCCATGTTGTTGAGCGCACTGTCCGCCGTCTTCGCCGTAATAGCGAGGCGGGCAGTGTCGGGGATACACATGACGAGCATGTTGCCGGGGCCGCCCTCCACGTCGCCGCTATTCATGCTGCCGTTCAGGCCGAAATCGGTGACGTACTTGGAAAAGCCCACGAGGTTGTCGGTAGCGGGGTCAAAGAACTCCGCATACACAATGCCCTTGGTGAACATATAGTCGGGCTTAAACGTGTAGTTCATAATCGAAAGTCACTCCTTTGTAGTGTCAGCAAGAAGCCCTTTAGCTCCCGCGTCGAGATCGTCGATGGTCTTCATGGCGCCCGGCAGACTGACCTTGCGGGCGTATTTCCACGTTGGGAAGGGATTGCCCTTGGGAAAGGTCACGAAGCCGGACATGGAAGCCGTGGTATAGACCTGATATCCAAGCGTTCGGTCGATGGCCTCCTGCGTTTTCTGAAAGTCTCGGATCGTCCAGCCCCACACGGAGGCCGGGTCGGTGTGCGCGTTGATCGCCACGGAATAGACGAGCGCGTCAAAGTCCAGCACAAGATCGCTTTCCTGCTGCGCGGCAGTATACTGCAGCGCAGCAACGAGCTCCGGGTTATAATTCTCATCCGGTATCTCATAGCAGTTCTGTGCCGCAATAATGCGCCGCACCTCGTCCATCTGCGGCATGCTGAGGCAAAACTCGCCCTGAATGAAAATCGCGTCAAGCACGCCGTTCCGCGTCTGAAACTGGATGGGCAGCATCGCTTCCCCGGTCCTTCGGTCGGAAAACGTCTCGAGCCGCAGCGCTTTTACAAGCACCGCCATAGCCAAATAGAAGAAATTTCCGGCTATGTTCTGCTCCTGTGCGGTTTTATCCAGTTCGTACAGGCACGCGCACCACGAAAGCCGCGCCAGCTTCGGCGGCAGGGAGCTTTGCATCAGCTCAAAGGCGATCCGCGCATTATGGTACAGGGCATAATCGCGCACCGTCAGCGGCCAGAACTCCAGCCCCGCATATTCCACCGGTCGATTCTCTCGTATGGCTTCCGCGTATTTATCTTCGATGCTCATAAAAACTCCTTTGCATCGTCCATAACATTGTCATTCGGCGAACGTCGGGTGTTCGTCCGTTCCGTACCAGTCCACATACTGGTAGAGCTTGTAACCGAGATTGGCGCGTTCATCGTCCACCTTGGTCACGCGGCTCATGAACAGCGGCCCAACGCCGCCGACGTTGACTCCCTCCGTCGCCTCCATAATGGCCTGAAGCATCGCATAGGAGCGGGAGTTCCCCGGCGTTCCGAGATTCGCTTCCTGCGCGTAGTTGGTCATGATGGTGTATATAACCGTCTGTCGGTACACCGCGCGGTTCCGGTCCCGTATCGTCGTGATCTCTCCCAGCGCAATGCGAAGGATGGACTGCGCGTTGTACTGCGACTGGCGCGTAAGATCCTGCGCAAACACGCGGTAGCCGCGCTTTTCATCCGGCGGATTGGCCGGAAGCTCCGGGTCGAACAGTATCGTGCGTATCTGCTCTCCCGTGGGAAGCGGCTGGGAGAGCGGCCTTTCGCCGTCCCAGTAGAGCAGCTTCTTCAGCCGAGCCCGCGGGTAGCGGTTATCGCTCGGCGGCGTGTAACCGGGGCTCTCCATGTCCATGAGGTACCGCGACAGAAGGTATGGTAGCGTTTCCGCTCCTGCCATGGAGTTTGACGCCAAGACTTTCCAAAACGGGTAGTACGGGGAGTCCGTCGTCGGTTGAACGTTCACCCAGTCATTCTGCTTCATGGGCATCCCCGCCGTTCTTCGCGGCTTCGCGGATCTCGCCGACCGCAGTTTTTATCATGTCCGGCGTGATCTCGCAGAGAACCGCCGCCGCACGATGCAGCGCATCGTTCCGCGCTTCCAGCTCATCGCGGATAGCGCCGAAGATCATGCCTTCAAAGGCTTTATAGTCATAAAGAAGGTCGTATACCGTGTTGGAAACCTTCTTTGTTTTGTCCTTTTTCAAGCGTTCCAGCTGATTGATGACGTGAGATCCAGCCCAATCGTCATACTCCGAAAGCTGCATGAGCAGTCTCACATCCTGCTCTTCGCCGCTCTCTCCGAGCTTTACCCGCTGAATCCGGTAATCTCGGTGCAGATACATTTCCGCCAGAATGCCCATGAGGAACATCTGCCGGAGTTTACGGTTCTCTCGATATACGGGCGCGCCGTTCTCCCCATCCGCCGGTTCAACGCAGAACGCGGCAACGATGCGGGCGATGCGGTCCTTTGACTCTATGGGAATATAGGTGCTCGCTTTCGCAAGATCCGCTTCGGTAATCGTGATGACAGCCATGCATAACACTCCTTTTCGGCTGGTCTTTTTTACTTGCGGCTTCCGCTTTTGCGTTTGGCCGCAGTCTTCACCGCCGGAGCGGTGGAATCTTCTTTGCGCTTCATGCACTCTCCCCAGTCGGGAGAAAGCTTGTGGCAGTTCTTTGCCGGGCAGAACTCCTGGCAGGAGCAGAGCGCGTGGAAATAGCTTGCCTTATCGCCGAACACGGGCGGCGTCTCCCTGCGGCATAAGATATGTTCGTTGGGCGGGTCAAGATAGGCATATTTGCAGTCCATAACTGATATCCTCCGTTGGTCATGTGGTAAGCGCTGTCTGAGCCGTCACGCTGTATTCTCCGCAGACCGCTGTAATGACCAGCGGGTCGAACGCCGCGGCATACCCGGTGATCTTCCAGATGTTTTCTCCTGCGCTCTCGATGGAATAAGCGCTTTCCGGCGCACCGGAAACGACGATCTCCACAGCCTCATCCGTTGCCGCTCCGTTCCGGAAGAACGCTGCGGAAAATGTAACGGAATCGAACGCCCGCAATGTCGCCGGCGGCGGCGTGGTAAATGCCGTGAACGCATTCCCGCTCTTTGCCGCGGTAATGGTCACGTCCGCGCTGACTTCCTGGTTCTGCGCCAGACGCACCGTAATAACAGCGCTTCCGGCTCTTACCGCCGTCACAAGGCCGCTATCGTCCACGGTCAGCACGTTTTCATTGCTGCTGTAGAAGAGATACCGGATAGGATGTTCGTCCGTAGAAGCGACTACAGCGCCGTTCCGGATGCTCTGCACCGCAACCGTCTGTGTCGTCCCGACAGGCATTTCCTCTGCTGCCGTCAGCACGGGCTCCCACGAGAACGAGCCGTAGTCCGCGCACTGCTTTTCAATGCTGTCCTGCGGCAGCGGCTCGTTTCGCTCCACGGTGAACGTCAAAAGGTGAACGCTGTCCGCATCATCCGTAAACTCTCTCGTAAAATCGTTCAGACCACGGATGGCATAGGCGCTCTTCCCCATCACAAACCGGGTATTTTCGGTGAACTCGCTGCTGACCTTGTTTCTCTGGCAGATACAGGCGATATAGTTCTTGGCAATAATGCTGTCTTCCGTCACCTGATTCGCGTTGCCGAGCGTGCTGATCTTGGCAAAACTCATCGGCACGCTGACGATATTGCCGTAGTAATCCAGCCGGTTGATAACGGCGTTGCAGCGGCGAACAATGGCGTGCGCGTAGGTGTTGCCAATGTTTTTTGGCTTGAACACGATCCATGTATTCCCGCCGTATTTCATGTAAGCCCCCTGCGGGATGTGCGCAATTCCCGCAGGAGCAATGATGTATACCCTGTGCCAGTCGTCCGGCATCGTCTCGCCCATGCTGCTCTGCGACGTGGCAGAGGAGCGGATGCGGACAGGGGTGTAGTCGTACCAGTCCGGCGCGGAAAGGCCCTGACACACCGCGTCAAAGCAGTCGGAGGCAAGTGCGCCGTAAGCGGCGGCATAAGCCGTCGTGTCTGTTCCGAAATACTGCTGGTTGAGCCCCTTGTTGAACTTGGATGCGGCACCGGCGGCAGGGCTTGGGGCGTTTCCCAGCATGGCGGCGTTTTTTGCCATGCGCTCAAGATTTGCCATGCTGTAAAGCCCTCCTCACAGGTTGTAGTTTTTAACGGTGTTGAGATATGCCACGTTGGTTTCGTACTCGCGCATTTTCCCGTAGAGCTGTTCGGCAACGAGCCGCTGACGGCCGGAGTTGGCGTTCGTCTGGCTCGCCTCGCTGATCGTCGTGAAAGACCCGTCGCGGATCTTGCTTTTTCGCTCGATCGCGTCGTTGTCGAATCTCTGTTCCCAGACGAAATAAACAGCGAACGCAAGAATAGATATTTCCGTTGCGTTCAGTTCGTCGCGGAAACATCCGGATTTATAAAAATCCATCGTGATTTCCGTCCCCGCCGCAATGCCCTGCCCGATCGTTACAATTCCCGTCGCACTGTCGTAGGTGACAGGAAGCGGGTTATACTGCGGATCTCCGTAAGCATCCTGGGAGACAACCCCGGCAGATACGATGTCATACCCCGTCAGTCCGGTATTGATTGCGGTGGTTCCGGTGGTGGTTTCCTCTGCGGTGTAAACGCCGTCCGTAAACTCCGGCGGCGTATTTTGCGCAAGCCGCACGACCATTTCCGCCGGTCGGTTGAACAGCGGGATAGCCTCGCGCATATACGAAAGCATACGATTGTAGAAGACCGGGAGGCGGTTGCGCATATCCCAAACCAGCGAGATATCGTTTTGTATGTAGGTCATGGCCTGCGTTTCGATTGTTTCCCATGCGGTTCCCATGGCACTGCCTCCCGTAATGATTCATTCCTCGCCCTTGATCTTGCGAAGCCACGCTTCGCCGGCGTCCTGTATGATCGCGTTCAGGTCCTTATTGGCGCCGAGAATCAGTTTAATGGCGGCGTCGCTCATCTTGGACTTGGTAATTTCCAGAAGTTTCTGGTTCAAAAGTGCGATCTGCTCGTCGGTGAGTTTTCCATCCGGTGCAGCGGCCTTCCAGCCGTCAACCAGCGTCTGCTGCAGGGCGGAAACCGTCTGCTGCGCCATTGCGGTAGCTTCGGTCACGGCAGCGGACAGGGCCTGGAACTTCTGCGTTTTGGCAAGCCTCATAGCCGCCCAGGTTCCGAAGAGGCTGAGCAGAATAAGCACGGCCTGCGTCACGATCTGCAGAACGGATTCAACAAGAATTTCCTGCATGTCAAAATCACTCCTTTGTCGTTGAATGTGGAATTTTCAAAGGAAGTTTTCGGACCTTATACATAAGGTCGTCGAAAAAGCCGTTGCCGTTCAGCGCGTCGTGATACACCTTGTGCATCCGCTTGAGATCTTCGTAGTCGCTGCTCAGAATGCTGCCCTCTTCGACGTAGAGGAGACACAGCTCCTTGATCTTGGCTCCGAGAACTTCCCGGAGAGCCGCCATCATGTTCGCCTGAGAGGCTTTCTGCGCGTCCATATCCTTCTGCAGCTTGCGTATATCCTCGCTCTGCGCGGCATTTAAGTCGTGCTTTTCCTCTTCCCGATCTTCTTTCTGTGCTTTTCGGTTTCTTCGCTGTTCTGCCAGACGGAAGAGCCCGTTTATGAAAGCAGCGCCGGCCGCGCCGCCGAGAACTCCCACAATGAGAGCGTCTGTCGTCATAGCAATTCCTCCAACTTGTGCGGAGAGCGGCGCGCCGTCTCCGAGGATCACACGGCCCGGCTGTTGAGCTCCTGAATGATGGGAGCAAAGAGCTTCTTGCCGTCAAGCTCTTTGGCGGCTTCGTTCAGCTTTTCCACGCGGCTTCTGTCCACACGGTTATCCCCGCTCTCGAATGCGGAAAGGAAGCGGCGGGCAACAAGCTCGCGGTGCTGCGGGCAAAGCTGACGGAATTTGTTGACCGCCTCAGCCTCACTCAGGCTGAAGAACCAGTCAAACATGCCCTCGTTGCGCACGACCTCGCCTTCGGCGTAATCGCAGTGGTACTGCGCTCTCTGCTCGTCGGTCAGACCGTCCAGAACAATGAACTTGCGCTTTTCCAGCAGGTCCATGTGGAACGGCGTCATAAACTCGCCCTCGAACTCTTCAAGCGTCACGCTGAACACACGACCGGAACCGTTGATAAATCTGCCTTTGAAAATGGGGATCTGGTTGCCGGGGATGCAGGTATCCACATACAGGATCTTCACCATCTGTGCCTGCGGCGTAACAAACTGAACGATAGGCTGCGCGGCAGCCGCCTCTTTGCGCATTTCCTCTTCGGATGCTGCGATGGCGTCCGGAATGGCCGTTTCAGCCGCTTTGCGCGCTTCAGCGCGTGCTTTCTTTTCTGCCTCTGTCAAAGGGGTACGTCCCATCATAAATTCCTCCTTCTGGACGTTTTAAAGAACGCGAGGGGCGGGCTTCCGCCCCTCGCTGCCGAAATCAGACAACAGAGCTGATGATGCCGATGCGGGAGGCAAAGGCCGGCGCGATATCGAGGGAAGCGAACTGCTCGACCTCGATGTTGCCGGTGGCGATCACGTCGTCGCCCGGGGTCAGATTGAGCATGCCCTGACCGCCTTCCTCGAAGCAGCAGATCATCGGGGCGTAGCGCTCCGTAGCGCGGGCCGCAAGAACGATCATGTCGCTGGGGAATACGTCGTCCATCGTGGTGTTGATGGTATTCGGCGTGGAGGTCGGGGTGATCTCGTAGAGCATCGTGCCGTCATGGCTCGTGATGTAGCCGTTGCGGAAGTACTCGTTGCCGAGCTGCATCATGATCGCGCTGGCAAGACCGGCGTTGTCGGGCAGCACCTTGCGCAGAGCAAGGAAGTTGCCGTAGCCGATGATGTCGGTGCGGCGGACACGGTTGGCCTTCGCCACGTTCTGCACGATCTTTGCCCAGTTCTGATCGGTGTAGCCGGTCGCGGTCAGAGCCGCGGGAACATAGGTGGTGTCGGCGGCGGCCTTGGTAAAGGCATCGGTGAAGATGCGCATAATCATGGCGCCGTAGCCGCCGGCGAGAGCCGCCAGCGTGTCCACCATATTCAGGCCGTTGCCGACCATCTGGTAGTAGTTGATGCGGCCGCGGCAAGCGCGCGGCGTCGGGTTCAGCGCGATGGTCTTGTGGTAGAGCTGGTCTTCCGGCACGGAGCGCAGGGAGGTCCAGGTGGTGTCATGCCACTGGAACACCGCGTTGGAGGTGATCCCCGCCGTGTAGGTCTGGCCCTTGGGCGTGGTGACGGTGCTCACCATATCGCCGACGAGCTCGTTGACAACGTAGGGCGTGGTGGTGTACAGCACGTCGTTCATGACGGAGCTCATGAGCTGCAGATACATGGGGTTGGCCGCAAGGCGCGGATCGGTAAAGGTCGCCTTCTCGTCACGGCTGGTGCGCGTGCCATTGAAGTCGTTGACCTTCTTGGCGCAGAAGTGGAGAACATCGTCCGTCCACTTGCGGGCGTACTTCTCGTAATCCGACGCGCTCTTGAAAGAGCTGCCGAAATCGACGGTCGGGCGCTGCGCCTTGGACAGGGCCTTGTTCTTCGCCATACCAACGGATTCAAGAACCAGCGCCTGTCCTTCCATGACAAGCTGTTCTCTTGCGTCAGAACTCACCTTGCTGCTGTTCAGCAGGGCGAGACCGGAATTAAGTTTCAGAGACTCCATTTCTCGTTATCCCCCTCTCTCAAATGTTGCGGCAAAGGACGTTGTAACGGTTGAAAGGAACCGTGTTGCCCTCGGTGAACTTGTCAATGCCGAGAGCCGCGTCCAGCTCGAAATAGATGCCGCTGCCGGCCGCGGGGGCGGCGTTGGTGCCGACCAGCAGGCCGTTGGTAATGGTCGCGTACTTGTTGGTCTCGGACATCACCGTCGAGAAGTTGCCGTCGCCGAAGGCATAGGTCTCGCCGGGGATAGCCTTGGTGTAGGTCGCCAGGCGGCCGGCCGGAGCGCCAAGCCCGAGGGTGTTGATGCCCTCAGCATAAAGCTGCGTGCCGATCACGCCGCGCTGCACGTCGCCGGGATTGCAGATATAGATGTCGCCAGTGCCGTTGGCGGCGACGGTCATTTTGTAGCCGCCATGAGGCAGGTGGTCGCCCTTCACGCAGAACATACCGGCGCTGCAGTCGGCAGGCGTCCAGGTCTCGCTGACCATGGCACCGAACTCACCGGCAACGTTCTGAAGATCGTTGTGGCGGTTGTTCCACATACGGGGCTGAAAAGCGGTTTTAGCCGTGAAACTCATTTTCATTCACTCCTTTTCTCGTGTCAGATACCGGCCCGCATCTTCTCGCCGATAGTGTGCGGTTCCTCGGTCTTGCTGTTCGGCTTCATGCCCCACTGGAAGTAGGTCTTGTCAGCCTTGCGGTCTTCCGCGTCCATGCGCATCTGCTCGTCCATGCAGAGGCCCTTGACGGCGGCGCGGATCGCCTTGTCACCCGTCCAGTTGCCGTCGGCATCTTCGGTCTCGGTGAACTCGTTGTTGTTGATCTTCTCCATGAGATCCTTGCAGAGTTCATCGCTGAAGCGGCGGTCCTCGGGGCGGTTCTGGTTGATGCGGGCAAGCTCGTCGCTGCAAGCGCTTTTAGCCGCTTCCAGACGGCGGGACTTCTCGCGGTTAACGGCGGTAGAAAGAGACTTCTCCACGGCTTCCAGCCGCTCTTTCGTTTCTTTCAGCTCTTTCTCCGCCGCATTGCAGCGACTCATGGCAACGGTCAGAGCAGACTCAAAATCCGTCTGCACATTGTCGTCGCCGGCAGAGAAAGTAACGGTGGCAGACGCCTGACGGATCCGTTCGGGGATCACACTGCCCATGTCGCTGTCCTCGGAAACATAAAGGTGCGGGTCGCCGCTCTCATTGAGCAGTGCGAGCACCTTGGCATCCTCAGAAGCGCCGATGCAGGTGAAGCCGTTGAACTTCGCCGTCAGATCATCCAGACGCTTTTTGGAAAGCATATTTACTCTCACTCCTTGTTTCTCAGGTTTATTGGTTCCGTGCGGGGCGTCATCCAGCGACGCAGCTTTCAGAATTTCCCGTCTTTCGCTGCTCGCTCTCATTGCGGCAAGCGCTTGGATGTTCGCGCCCGGCACGGCGGGGCGTACTCCATTGCCGAGAATGGTGATACCGAGAATCAGATATTCTTCCTCGACATCCACACCGTTTTCGCGGTGTTCCTTCGTCACAAGGGTCTCCACAGACACGTCAAGGCCGCCGCCCTGTCCGGCGATCTTGTCAACAAGCTCCTTGCTGTACCATGCCCACAGATAACCCGTAACAACTACCCAGTCGGTGCCGCCGTCCCGCTCAATGCGGCGTGGCGCGTTTTTCGGCACCCATCCAACGATCCGTTCCGCGTCCGGCGCGGTGAACGAAACGTATTCTTTTCCGGTGGCGGGGTCTACTTTTGTGTCGTAATTATGCCCGTCTCCGATCGTCCCGTCCTGCAGATATGCAGTCAGGAGCGGGATATCCTCAAATTCGCTCAGATGCGAATCCAGATTGATATATTTCCAACCGTTCCGGTTGACCTCGTTGTTCAGCGCCCAAACTTCCACGCGGAACAGTTTCCGGTTTACTGCCTCAAGGATTTTCAGCTTGCCGGAAAAGCTCAGGCTCTTCCCGTCGTCGCCGTTCGGTTTGTATCGATTTTTTGCCATGCGGTTTTCCCTCCCGCTTACTGCTTCTGCGGCGCTTTCAGGATGTTCACGAACCAGCTGTCGTAAGAGGTCGTGCTGCCGTCGCCGTTTTCTGCCATGGTGTTTGCTTCTACGAGCCACTGCCGGTCCTGAAAGTTTTCCATCTGTACGTTTTCGGCATAGCGTGCCAGCGGCTCATAATTGGCCGTATCGCAGACTTCCACGATGCCGGACAGCGCATCATTTACTTCATCGAGAAGACCGATGCACATGTCGAACGTACCGGAGAGCCCCGGATACTCCATATCGAGCTCCGGAATGGGCGGGTAGCTCAGCGGCAGTCCCAGCTTTGCCATAATGTCCTTCAGCTCGTCGATGTACTCTGGCTGTTTGTGCTCCAGCGCGTGGATGGCCGCCGTAACGCCGGCGTAGCCCTGATACCACGTCTGCTCTTTGAGCGCGGCAAACCACCACATCGCCTTGCCCATTGCCGCCATAGCGCGGCGCATTGGCTCATAGAGCCCCGCATACCGTTCGTTCCGGTATGCCCCTCTGAACTCTCGCATCTCGCTCACCTCACTCCAAAGCGCGCCTCAGCTCATCAAGGAGCCGTGCGTCGATTTTCACTTTCTCCGTGACTTCCCCGTTGATGGATCCGTCTTCCGCCGGTCGTCCGCCCGGGTTCAGGTCTTTTTTTGCCTGCGGCGGCAGCCCTGACGTGTCCTGCTTGGCGCTGTAGGACGTGACAAGCGGTTTGCGCTTATCAAGGATCCCGCTCCCCGAAACGAAATCGGAGATCGCCATGTCATCCAGCAGCGAATGCCCCATCAGCGCGTCATATTTCAGCGTTTCCGGAAGAATGCCGAGCGTCGCCCCCTGTCGGGCGCTCTCGATCTCTTCTTTCCGCGAGAAGATGTCGCCGAACATGCGGAACTTGAACGGGCATTTGAACCGCTGCTGCTCAAAGACCCAGTTCATCATCCGCTCGATCGCCCAGTAGATGAGCATCGGATACCGCGCCTGGATCTGCGCGGAGAGCTGTGCCACGCCGACCTTCGGGTCATTCGTCGTAGGAATAAGCGCCGTAAGACCGGCTTTCAGGATCTGGTCGTTGAGCGCCGTGGACGTGATATTCGTGTTGGAAACCGTGTCCGAAAGTGTCTGCAGCTTCAAATCATCCGCCGGCGCGAGATACAATCCGATGCCGGACGTATTGGTCGCCTGAAGCATCTGGTACCAATACGCCTCGAAGAGCCGTCTCGTCTTTTCCGATACGCGAACCGGGTCGGCGTTGGAAGATCCTTTCGGGTCGTAAGTCTCCAAACTGCCGGTCAGAACGCTCGTCAGCGGGTTCAGGATGACTTCCATCTGCGCCGCTTCGTAGTTCGGTATCTGCGTCAAGGACACCATCATGCCGGTCGTCGGCGGTGCCATGAGCGCGTTTCGGTCTACGATCTCAAACGAGAAGACCTTATCGGCGGGGAGAATGACCCAGTAGAACCACTTATTCCCGGCATACTGCCATTCCGGCGCGCCGGGCAGTTCGTTCATTTTCGCGGTCTCAAATTTGTCTGTGTCGATTCGGTAATTCTGAGACCGGTGTTCCTGCGAAGAGTACACATATTTGCCTTCCGGCTGCACCACGGAGTAGAACGACTGCATATAAGGCCGGAACAGATCGCCGAACTGCCGCCAGTCGTTTCCCGGCTGCACGAAGTACATCAGGTTGAATGCGATCGTGTACTTTCCCGGTCCGTTGTTCCAACCGACGATTTTGATGTAATCTTCCGGGAGCTGCTGGAGAAAGGCGTAATTCACCTTCCCGTGGCTCTTGTCCATGGAAATGCGCGGCGTGTAAAACACCTTGCCGTACTGCGCGCACAGGCCAACGATCTCATGGGCTTTCGCCTTGATATTCATGGTTTCCGCGAGCTTTATCGCCATGGCATACTCGCGCAGCTGCGTCGCCTTGTCCGGCTTTTCCGGTGTATATCCCGGATATACATACCAGTCGTAGGTCAATACGTCCTGATATGTCTGGAGAATCAGGTCATAGGTCTTGGTGCTGGACGCAAGCGCGGCGGACACCTGGCGGAGCGCCTGTTCGTTTCCCTCCGGAGCCGCCACCATCTGCTCGATGTCGTCTTTGCTGAAATTGGCGGGCAGCGAATTGACGCTTTTGACGCGCTTGTTCTGGATATATGGCCAGTTGAGCATATACCCCATGCCGCCCGCGCCCATAAATGCCTGATACACGCTGTCCATCGGCAGAGCCTGGTATTCCTGCCCGAGAGACGCCATATATCGCGCGAAATAGTCCTGCGGCATTTCCCGTGCAGTTTTGTTATTCGTCTCTTGCGGCATTGGCTATCTCCTTCGCCTGCTCTTTCAGCAGCTCCTCAAAGCGTGAAAAGAACGCCTTCTGCTGTTCAATGAGCTGCGCGTGATATTTCTTTTCCTGCTCCTGCCGGATTCGGTTGGACATTTCAAAGATCCACTCCCAATCATCCGTGCCGAGCAGGCGCAGGTCGTCTTCTCCCACTTCCATAGCGCCCTCCGGCGCCTCCTCCGCGATCACAAGGCAGTGATCCCGATTGGCAAACGCCATATCGTACTGCGCGAGCCGGTCAATATTCTCATTGGTCGGGAGCATACAGTAGAGGGCGTAATGCTCAATCGTCATGGGCGCATGCACATCCTTCCGAGCCGGTGTATGGCTCGCGGCTTAACCTGTATCGTGGTGGAGAGCCGGTCGGCCTGCATCGCGTCGTAAGCGTCTGCATAGTCGTTTTTCCGGCGGTTCAGAAAATAGAGCTCTTCTTTTTCCATGCGCTGCGCAAACCGCGCCGCGTACAGTGTTGCGGACCACATATCTTTGGGGATTCGTTCCACAATGGGGGCTTCGATGTAGCCTGTGGAAACATATTTTTTCCGAAGGTTTGCCACCTGCCGGCAAAGCTCGCGGGTCTTGAGATATGGGAACTGGATCTTGGCGTTTTCCAGATCGTCTTTTATCCCGTGCTTCAGCTTGTAGGCCGTCATGCCCTCGTCGAGATTGGCGGTAAGCAGTTGGAAGTTCCCGTTTTCAAACTCGCGCTCTATGTAATCCAGCATTTCGCTGTTCGGGTCTCGTCCGGAGTTTCCGGTAGCCTGTATCGGGTAGATACACGGAACCGCTCCTTCGCGCTCCAGCGCGTTGTACGGTTCCTCGTGCGTTGTGGTGCAAAGCGGCGGCAGGCCGTCGCCCAGATCCTCGTGGAGGGCTTCTACGACGCTCTGGCCATACTGCCGTGCGTCGATAACAACGTAGGTCGCAAGTCCGCCGTCCATGCTGTAATCCGCCCAGCGGCGCTTGATGATGGCTGCGTGGGCTTTCGCCGTTTTCGGCGGCGCCATGTCCATAACGTAAACAAGCTGCTTTCGGTAGTGGTCCCATTTGCCCGTGTCGAAATGCCTGGTGCATTTGATGACCGACATAGCCGTCAGAGCGTTGCCGGAGGCGTCTCGGGAAGAAACGTCGTAGCCGATGATATACATTGCATCCGGTTCGCCCGAGTGCTTGTCCTCCATGACCTTGACCTTCCGGGACGCCGCAAGAACGCTGTCTTTGATAATGGGGTTCTCCGAAGCGCCCGTGCAGTGCGTTTCGCACTCTCGCATGAACTGCTCGGAGCTGAGCTTCTTCCGCAGCATGTTGTAGTAGTTGAACGACTTCATTCGGCAGAGCACGGGGACTTGCCACGGAATGAACAGCGCGTAAGCGCTTTTCCCGTCCATCATGCTTCGGCGCATATCCTCGCACGCCATAAAGGCTTCGTTCTCTTTGCGGCTTGCAGAGGTTATGTAGTGGATCTGGTTATCTATGTGCGTCGGGTCCGGAGTGCCGTTCACCATGTACTGCAGTCGGTTCGTGCCAAGTACGATCTGGTTGAAGTCGGTGAAGTTGAACGGGTTCTTGTCTTCCTGTCCGGCCTCTTCGGCGACAACGCCGGAGGTATCAATGCCTCGCGGGATGTCCATAATGAACTTGGATCCGGCGGGCGTTGTAAGGCGGAATGTGGTCTTCGCGTCGTTGCTCCGTATCCAGTGCGCCGCCAGAAGCGGGTAATTCCGTTCATAGCTGGCAAACGCCTTGGACGCCAGCGGCGCCGCCTGTACGCTTACCGGAGCGTAGTATCCGGTGATCTCTCCCGGCCACAGAATGCCCTTGTTGCATTTGTCAGAGATAATGCAGGAGGTTTTGCCGTAGCCTCGGCTCGCATATGTGAAAGTCTCGGTATATCGCGCCATATAGCGCTTGGTAACTCGCCCCATAAGCGAATTTGTGTAATCCGGCCTGTCGGAAACGCAAATATCCTCCATGATGTCGGGATACCAGCGAAAAAACGAAATCAGAAGCGCCCACTCTTTGGTTGCGAACTGTGAGTAATCAACGCCAGCGCGCGTAGGCTTCCGAACAAATCCTCCGGCGCGTCGGCTTTGTGTGTAATCCTGTCTGGACATCAGATGTTATCCTTTTGCGGCATATCCAGAGGCACGATGCCGAGTTCTCGGTATATTTGCTGCCCCTTTTCGTCGTTTTCCGCGGCGAACTCGCCCAGCGGATCCTCGATAGCATAGGCATCCGGCAGACGGTCAACCTCTTCCTGCCCCTCATTCCATGCGGTGCAGTTTCGGATGGCAAGAAGCATCTGGTCGGCGGCATCGCGCCAATAGGGATACGGCGCGTGAAATGTCTTTGTGGCAAGCTCTTTGCAAAGCTCGTCGTAATCCATGATGTGAAGCCCGGCTCTCTCAACAGCCTGCACAATGTCGTCCAGTCTCACGCGGTCCTGCGGAAGCTCGTCTTTTTTCCGAAGCTGTTCGCCCTCTTTTTCCGCCTTGATGAGATCGCCGATCTTTTTGGCGCTGTCGTAGTCCTGCTTGTCAAAGCAGCGTTCCTGCACCAGCGTCCACTTGCAAATGCGGACGATAGCCGCCTCCGCCTGCTCCGATACATAGGCTCGGTCTGCCGTCAGCGCATCATAGTTTTTGTCCATAGCCTCGTAATCGGCTTGTGTATAGGGCTCTTCGGTCGGCCCGTCCCCCCAGCGGTCTTTCCGCTGGCGTTCCAAGGAGCGGTAATCTTCGGCAGAAAGCATGTCATCGGAAACCTGAAGCGTCATCTTTTCGCCGTCAAAGGCTTTCCGAATGTCCGTTATGCCGTCCGCAGCTGCGGCTTCCGTGTGCCCGGCGCGCTGCCATGCGCGAAGCGCCAGCAAATACCCTCGCCACGTCCCGCATCTTCCCTTGGCAAATTTCCCTGCGTCCGCCGCTACCTCCGGCAAGTAGGGAACATTGAAAAACAAACAGGCGAGGAAAACAGCCATCTTGTACCCAACGCCCGGCAAGGCGACCAGATACGAGTAGATTTTCTGTTGGCATCGCTCACAGAACGGGAGCGGCGTATCCGGCCGGATTCTTTCCGGCATTGTCTGCGTCGGAGCGAACTCTTCTCCGCATATCGCGCACCTCGCCGTGTTCGCCGTTTGCACACGCTTCTCCCCTTTCGTTTTTCGCACATAAAAGTAATATGCGGCAGCCCCTGTTTTATAAACAAAAAGCTGCCGCGATTTATAAATTTTTTCTTTTTTTCGGGCGGTTTATGTCTCACGGATGGCAATCCCGTAAAAATACCGCATGAGCTTGCGTTTCAGCCGGTACACATCGGTGCGAAAGCCCTTAGAGTCCTCGACGATCTCCACGCCGTTTTCCGTGTAAACGAAGTCCGCTATGTAAGCCGCTTCTTTTTCGAGCACCTTACCGGGCGTAATTCCGCCCTTTGGCCCGATCACATCCGGCTCGCGTTGGGTTGGAACAAGGACAAACTTCACCTGCGTCCGCAGATCGGAGATTTCGCCGCGCTGCTCCATGGCGTAGAGTTCCGCCCAGCGGCGTGCTTCTTTCTTGCTGTCAAACTTCATCTCGCCGATCGCGCACTTCTCGGCGTGGTATTTCCCGCCTTTGCTTTTTGGCTTGGCTTCGGGAGAAGCAGCCACCGTCTGCTTTGCCCGTTCCTTCGCCATTTTCGCTTCGTACAGCGCTTTCATGCCGCGCGGCATATCTTCCGGCGTCTCGAAGGAAAGGCTGCTCATTCTGCTACCTGCTCAAACGGCGTAGGTTCATGCGCCTCCGAAAATCCGCCGCCGTCTGATCTGTCCAGAATCCGTGCGTTCCACCCCACAAAGTCCATGGAAATAGACCCCACCATGCCGTGGCGGTTTTTGGCCACGATAAACTCCATTTCCTGACTCTCCCAAGGCTGCGGTCTTCTGTCGGGTTCCCAGTAAAGCGCCGGCCGGTGCAGAAATATCACGGCATCGCTGTCCTCTTCGATGGCGCCGGAGTTGCGCAAATCGGAAAGGTTCGGTTTTTTGTCCTGCCGATTCTCATTTTGCCGGTTGAGCTGACAAAGCGACAGGATCGGGATCTGCAGGGATTGCGCCAGCCGTTTCAGCCGGTGTGACGTTTCCGTCGTTTGCTCGTACAGAGACCCGGATATGCTTGGGCGGATAAGCCCCATGTGGTCTATGACGAGGAGCCCCACGTCCCCCATGGAGCGGACGTGAGCTTCGATGTCATCCATCGACGCCGGGCGGTCGTTTATGACGAGATTTCTTTGCTGCAGAACAGTCATGGCCCGCGTGATATCCGTCCAGTACTGCTTTTGCGTCGTGGAGATCCCGCGCATGATGTCTCCGTAGTTCAGCCCTGTCATTCGTGCAACACGGCGAGCCCAAAGCTGGTTTCGGCTCATTTCGAGACTTTCGTAGACGACTTTTTTGCCGGTAGCAGCAACAGTATCCGCAATGGCAAACCCTACGACCGTCTTGCCTACACCGGGACGCGCCGCCAGCGTGATAACGCCGGATTCAACCAAGCCGCCGCCGAGGATCGCATCGAGCCTGGCAAGACCGGTGGGTGAAAAGAGAGACTTCTTTTCTTCCGCTACGTCGGAGATCAACTGCAGGAAGCCGGTCGCGTCCTCAGCCGGTGTTGGAAGCGTCCGCCGCTGCCCGGCAACCAGCTGCTGTAGCTCGGCAATGGCATCCGTCGGCGCAAGTGTTCCGCTCATCATCTTGCCGCCGATCACTTCGGACGCGCGCTCCATCGCCCGTGAGTGGATGATCTCCGCAAGCTTGGCAACGTTCGCCGTTGTGACGTACAGCCGCATCGCCGCTCGCATCGTATCCGACGAGATCTCCGTGCCGTCCGCTCTGGCTCGCTCCTGGATCGTCACAGCGTCTACGGCGGCCTTTTCGTCGAGAAGGGCGCAGGCGGCAGAATACGCCGCCCGGATATGCTCCTGCGCTATGTCCCCGGCTTGCAGGATATCCCTCGCCGTCCCGACCGTCTCGGCAGGGCTGACCAGGATACAGCCGAACAGAGATTCCTCAGCGAGAACCGCATCGTTCATTGTCATGTCGTTCACCACCAGTGATTTTCATCGTGCTCGGGGTCGTACCCCGGCAATTCGTAGTAGGGAACGTATTTGCCGCTCCCGGCAGGGTATTCCTGCATGTATCCTGGAATCATCCAGTAAGGGACGTACTTTCCGCTGTTTTTCGGGTGCTCCCGAAGCTCGCTGGTAGACAGGCTGCGCAAACCGGCGCTGTAGTCCGGCGGAGCAAACTTGGACTTCCGCCACTCGATCTCCGGGTCAGGGCGTTTAACGGATGCGTGTTCGGCTTCCAGCTTCGGCTGCTGCGCCTTAACGGGAAGTTTGGCGAGCTTATCCCAGATGATGCCCTGGTAGTTGTTTGCCTTGCATTCGTCGATAAGGTCTATGACCGCATCGTCGCCGTACTTCTCGGCGTTTTTCTTTGCCTGTGTCAGCAAAGACTTGAAGCCGGTGGGGACGTATTTCTCTTTCCGTTCCGCCTTGTATTCGAGCCAGCCGCGCAGAGCCTCTTTCAAAGGCGATGCGAGGGTGGATTCGTCGAGAATGGGGAGCAAAATAGGGAACATATCCGTGCCCTTGGGGGCTCTCTTTTTCCCCTTTTCTTTTATATCCCCGTAGGGGATATTTTCTTTTAGGTCTTTTTCTACGGGGTATGTATCACTAAGTTCTTGAGAAATACTGAGTTGGTTGTTATCGGTAGGTCTCAGGACGGAAGTTATCTCTTGAGACTTACCTGGTTGGTTGTCATTGCTTGGTTCAAGGGTTCTAACTGAGTTGGTGCAGATATTATGCGAAGCACCGCCATCGGCACGACCTCGCATATTTTTGCGCGGTTTATCGCTAAACCTCGCAATTTCTTGCAGACCCTCGCAATTTCTTGCGAGCTTCCGGTTCGCTGATTTCGCCCATGGACGCCTGGTGGATGTTTGATTCCAAGATGTAATCATCCGTTTTTACAGGAGGATCAGCAGAAGGCGAACTATATAATGCAAAAAATTCGTCAGTCTCTATGAACGCCGCGGCCATTCCGGCACTTCTTTCGGCTCTGTCAAGAAGACCAAGCTCGCAAAGTTTTGCGAACCTGTAATTCAATGCCCGCCGCTTTAGCCGGAGGAACTTCAAATCGTCCTCCAATCTCGCATAGTCCACCAAAAAATAGTTCTTTCCGCCGATGTCCTTTGTCGTCAGGAGTCTTCGATACTTGATAATCCATTGGACAAAATATAAATCGATGCCGTCCAAAAAGATTTCCTCGAAAGTATCGCCTTTGGGAACCATTGCGTGAACCGCGAGAATTTTTTCGTGGCTAAACCCGTTGATTACATCTTGCAATCAAAACACACCTTTCTGTCTGTGGGGTGGAGCAGCTGCTTTATACCCTATATGGCAAGCAGCGGCGCGTTTTGCAACCGCTGTTAAAACTTTTTGGCGAAGAAGCGCCCTGAAAGAGGGCGCTCTCTTCCTCCCATGCGCGTCAGTGCATTACGGAAATGAAATCGCAGGTGAGCTGGTAGATATCGGCATTCTCTTTGTGGCTGCGGTACTCGTCTTTGACGAGATAGCCCGCGCAGAGAACCGTGTCTCCGCGCTCCAGATTCTGCGCGAAATCGGCAACTTCACCCCATGCCGAGCAGTTGATGTAAACGCCCTTTCGGCGTCCGCCGTCTTCGCCCGGCAGCGAGTCGTACTGCAGAGAGAAGTTGGCAACACGGCGATTGTTGCCCAGCTCTTTGTAAGTTGCGTCCTTGCCCGACACACGGCCCCAGAAGACCGCTGTAGTGCCTTTTACGATGGGTGTCATAGATTATCCCTCCTGCGCGAAAAAGCTTGCTTCTACGTCGTCCTGAGCGCCGCCGGTGATCTCCCCGGTGTCAGGGTCAACGTCAAGAACCTTGGAGGCGTCGATCGGCGTTGTGGTAGCTGCCACTTCCTCGTAGCCCTGCTCTTCCGCAGAGTACATGCCGCCCAGCTCGGCAGGGAACGCCTCGCGCAGAGCCGCAACCAGGGCGCACTTGCGGATCATAAGGCCGGGGCTCGTCGCCCACTTGCTCGCCGGCTTCCCGTCTTTATACTGGCAGCGCTCCGTAAAGTTGACCGTGGCCGTAATAGGCGAAACATAACCATCCACATACACATCCGCCCAGCCGCCGACAAGCTCTTCGTCGGGAAGGACGATCTCGCCGACACGGTTTTCGAGTTTGCCGTCCTTTGTCAAAACAACAACGCCGGCCTTAGAGCCTTTGTACTTCGGGTTCTTCTGCGCTCGCTTGGTAAACGTCTCCTTGCCGACGATCATGGTGGCAGGTCCGCTGCCGTATTTGCATGCGTACACCTCGCGCAGAAACGGATTGAGACCCTGATAGCGGCAGAGAGACAGGAACATGTACGCTTCCGCGTCGGTAAGGCTGCCGCTGGGGCACAGATACTGCTTGATGATGTCGGTGGAGAGCTGAAGCTCGTTGCCGTTGATGTCCTTGTACGTCACAAGAGGGGCGGCTGCGGCAGCCTGCGGTGCGAGCCCCTGCCGGGTAGGCGCAGGGCGATTTGCGGGAGTTGCGGTTTTCATGGAATATCCTCCTTAAATTTTTCGGTATTCGATGTGGTTCTGTGTGAAAAACGCCTTGAGCGCGTGCGCCTGTTCCATCGTCACATCGACGGCGAACTCCAAATGATAGAGCTTCGGCTTCGTCGGCTCCTCGTATCCGACGGGAACGACGGGGGGCGGCGCAAAAGCGGGAGGCGGCTCCACAGGCGCGTCTGGCTCGTCCTGAGCGGCTTTGGGCTCATCGAAGTGTTCCTGCACTTCCGCCGCCTTGCGCGCCTCTTCGGCGGCTTTACGGGCTTTCAGCGCGTTTTCCTTCTGGATGGCGTCGCGGACGTTATGCGTAGCGGCATATTCGTCAAGAAGCGCCTCTTCCCATTCGCTGTTCAGAGACCGGATCGTATCAAGATCCTCGCGCACCTGCCGGAGAATGGTGACGATCTCTTCGGCAGCCGCCTTTTCGCTTGCGGACGCATTGCCCCATTTGGGAGATACGATGCTATCCCAAGTCACATAATCCGTAATGCCGACGGCGTTCTCGTCGAACACGGTTTTCAGCCGGGAGAGTTTTTCCTCGCGCTTGGCGTTTTCCATGTTCTTTATCTGAACGTCCAGATTTGTGACGCTCTTCTGGCAAAGGTCGTAGAGCTCTTTGCTCTCGCCCTCAAAGGTCGTGAATGGCGCAAGCCACGCCTTCTTCACGCTGATCTTCTGCTGGTTTATACTGTCCGCAACTTTGCGGATGTTTGCCCGGAGCGTTTTGGCCGAGGCGATGCTTTCCTCAGTGACGATCATGCTCTCGTAGGGCGCAAGTTCCTGCGTAAGCCACTCTTTGACCTCTGCGAAGTTGGTGCAGATATGCAGCTCGCTCGCAACAGTCAGCGCGTCGTTTGTGACGCCGTATTCGATCATGTCAGCCATAGTGCGCCTCCGTCAAAACAGCGCGTCCATGTCCGCTTTGGTCATCGGATAAAACTCCGTGACCTCTGTGAGACAATGGAGATATTCCGGATCGATCTCCAATGCGGGAACGTCCGTTCTCGTTACGAGAAGCGGCGAATTTCCGCGCGGCGTCGGAATTGCAACCACGGAGCCGACGCGCACGGGCAGGTCCGTGCGGTAGTAATACTCCTTGCCGCCGAAACCGTTCTTCTTTTTGAACTGGCCTGCGATGTTAATGGCAAATACCCCCAATCATATTTTCAGCACAGCCGGGGGCATCGTCCCCGCCTGTACCCGTTTCCAGAATGCTTCTTCTTTATCCAGAAGCCACGCCATATCGTCGGCGCAGCTTTCTGCCGTGAAATAATAGGTGCGCAGCGAGGAAGAGCCGTCCAGCCCTGTCAGAAGCGCGAAAAGGAACGCGAAAGAATATCCCGTGGCAAGGAACTGGTGGCAAATCTGCGTGTAATAGTGCGTCGGGATCCTGTCGCGCCATTCCGCCCAATCCTCTTTGGAACTGCACTGCGCAGTTTTGATTTCCAAAACGCCATGTTCGCCGGTTTCGGTAATCAGCTCGCCGTCCAGCGTGGCCGTAAGCCACGGGCGCTCCTCCTGATACAGAATGTCGAACGGGTGATATTCAAGCCGGTATTCCGGGTGTTCCGCTAAAAAAAGCCCGCGCAAATGGGGCTCTGCGCGGACGCCAAAGGAAACTGCTGCGTTGCCGGATAAATCTTTAGCTTTTTTTCGGCCGGTTTTTATCTCCCAAAGGCCGAGCGGTGTCTGCCACTTGCTCAGGCCGCACACAGCGGCGGCGTCCGAAGCGCCAAGTCCAACGCGGCCGGCAAGCCAGGTCTCACGATCTTCAAAATGCAAATACTGAAGCATGCTTCCTCCGATTATTCTGTTACAGTCTCCTCCTTACGGGAGTTGCACCCGCATCTTCCGTTCTGTCTCGCCTTTTGCGTAACGCGACAAAGAACATCCCGCCCGCTCGAACGGCGTTTTACTGTTAAACTATCGGAGGATATTGGTGCCCTGCCGCCATTCCAGACGGAGCGCCGAAGCGAGCTGCTTCTTACGGGCTGCAGCTTATAGCAAAAAGGGAGAAGGACCCGCACCAAAAGGACGTGAAACCATGCGGCTGGCTGTATAGCGGTTTTAACCTCAGCAGTTCAGGAGGTATACAAAAGAGCCGGCAGGTGAAAGGTAAAAAGCCCTGCCGTAACTCAGAGGCGATCTTGGTTGAAGTATTTCTTATCCACCCACGACCGAATGAATGATTGGCAGTTTCGTACTTTATCGCTGTCTTTCATCGAACCGCGATAGCAGGCGGAGCATGGATCGGATGCACAGGCCGTGCATTTCTGCTGCCGGTGGTTATTGCATGCCCGGCAGCGGCAAAAAGAGCAGTCTTTTCGAGTCATATGTATTCCGTCTTTCTCGGCCGTCCCGGCTTCGCTTTTCCGGCGGTAGCGAGGCAGTTGCAGCATTCGGTGCTCGCATAGGGGCAGTGGTGAAGGCAGAAGTCGATATAATCCGGCTTGTCTTCGTCTGCATATTGGATGGCGAAGCCACCGTTCGGGGCATGTCTGCGAAGCACTGGGACATGAACATACGTTGCTTTCAGAATAGCGAGAGCCGCCGCTTTTGCCGTCAATTCCGCCAATTCGTAAGTGTTCATCTTATCCGCCTATCCGCTGGGCTTCCGCCAGATGCTTAGCCACGTCTTCGACGCTGAACTTCCGGCCGCCGCATATCTGATAAAAGGTCACGTCGGCAAGCCACTTTTTGGCAGTGCCATAGCTGACGCCGAGCTCCGCCTGGATCTGTGGGATCGACAGGTATCTCGTTTTGTAACGTTTCGCAAGATCGTTCGCCAAAACCACCTCCTGCGGTGAGTTGGCATAAACGGTGCGTTTCAGTCGCGGCATAAAAGCACCTCCCAGCGTGCGGCTCAGGCGTTTTCCAGAAGCAAGCGGACCTGCTTTTTCGTATCGTCGCTCGCTTTCGGAAGCAGCCGAAGAATGCATTGAAGATCGTTTTCTTTCTTAACGGCGGCTCGTCGGCTCTCTTCAACGCTGTAATACAGATCCTCCACGGAGCAGCCGTACAGCAGTGCCATAGCAGCAGCCCGCTCCGGGCGCGGGCCGTAAAGCCCTTTTTCGTAAGCTGTCAACGCAGACGGCGGAAAACCGCAAATGCGAGAGACGTTCGATATGCTGATGCCGATTTTTTCCCGGCGTTCTCTCAGATCCATCATGGAATCCTCCATACATAATTAAGATTTTCCTTGACAAAAAAATCCCTGTGAGATACGATGCAAATAGAAAATCTTCTTTGTTCTCAAGGGTTTTATCTTTTGTGTACAAGCAGATTATATCTTACAAAAAATAGATAGTCAATATTAAATCTATGTTTTAATAGATTTCAGCGTATTGACCGAAAGGAGATGAATGAATTGTTCGATTTCAACAGATTCGAGGCTTTGCGCGAGGAAAAAGGAATTACCAAAGCCTTTATTGCCCAAAAACTTAACCGCGCTCCCGTTATTTGCCACGATTGGAAACTCGGAAAATCGACTCCTAGCGAGCAGCAGATCAAGGTCGTAGCGAAAATTCTTGGCACTTCACCGGAATACCTGAAGGGGGAAACCGATAAAAAAACCCCCGCCGAAGCCGGCGAGGGCAGTAAGTATGATCGTATTATTATGCAGATACTGGAAAATATCACGGATGAGACGAAAGCGGCTCTGATCCCGCTGCTTCAGCAGATGCAGCGCCAAGAGGAGGCAAAGAACGGTTCTCGTTGAAGCGCATCAGCGCCTGATATTTCGGATCTTTCGCAGCGGCCTTTTTAATGGCGGAAATGAAGATCTCTTTCTGTTCTTCGTCAAGCTGATGGAAAAGGCGCAGGATAACCTGATCGTAGTCCAAGGGGAAGCCTCCTTTATGTCTTGATAATATCATCATACAGTATCCGGAGTCCGATATTCCGTACTTAGTATCTTATCAGGCGAATTTTGCCGTGGCAATAGTTTTTTTGAAAAGGTTCCGCCGCCGCGTCACCGGCCGCGGCGCCAGCAGAGACAACGTAAAGAGCCCTGTTGTCTGCTGCGTATTAAGCGTAGCAGATGCTCGTGCGATTTGTCCAACCCCAAAACACAGCTTTTCCGCCCCAATGTGAAGAAGCTGTTCGGTTAATTCCCAAAAACGGGTTTTAATCGCAGAAATAATGCTACGAGGTAGAGGATTCAATGGAAGAATTAGAAAATCTCGTTTGTCAGACACAGGAGCAGTTGGAAGTCGCCCAAAAGATTATGGCAGACGAAAAAGACAGGCGAAGTTTATCCTACCAGAAAATTGTCGATCAGACGGGTATTCCGAAATCCACCGCCGAGCGATTCCTCGGATTGAAAAGCAGCAACTCCAGCACAGTTTATTTTATCGTCCTATGTAAGTTGTTCGGTATGTCTGCCGACAGTTTTTTCGACATTACCAAAGAGTCTCCGACCAGCTCGGAAACCGACCAGGCTGCTCACAAGATCGAGTTGTTGCAGCTAAAGAACAAATATCTGGAAAGAAACAACGTATTTCTCCGCAAAGCGGTTGAAAAGAAAAACCTTTATATTGCCGTTATATCCATTCTTTCTCTGATACTGCTTATCCGAAATACCGTAATGGACATGAATAACCATCATATTGGCTTCTTCCGCGGCGAGTGGACACCGATGTCCACAGCAGGCGTTCTGCTGATCGTGATATCCGCCGTAATATGCATTGTCGCCATCATATCCAATCTCGGTAGCCGCGCACACTGGAACAAGGAAGAAAGCAACAATCAAGACCCCTGAAAGGAACCAACCATGCCTAAGAGCGGTTCAAAAGAATACAAGTATATCCGAAAATCATTTATGTCTGACGGAAAGCGATATTTCGTTTACGGTCAAACAGAAAAAGAAGCACTTGAAAAGCTCGCAGCAAAGAAAGAAGCCGTTCGGCGAGCGGAATTAACGAAAGGTGCAAACTGCACGATCGAGGATTGGGCCGATACATGGCTGACCACCTACGTTAAACCCAAAGTCCGCAAACCTGGACAGCCGAAGAAAAAAGGCACCATGACGCAAAAAAGCTATGAGATGTATGAGGACAAGATCAACGGATATATTATCCCGGCGCTTCGCGGAAAAAAACTGCGCAGCGTTACAGACACCATGCTGCAAGGCGTGCTGAATCAGCAGGCGGAAATGTCCGAGTCCCACGCGAAAAAAGTGCGAATGATCTTGCGCGCCATGTTCTCGCAGGCTGCCTTTTCTCGCATAATCCCATTTGACCCGACCATCAAGCTCACCATTCCAGCGTCTGCTACCGACAAAAAGCGCCGCTCGCTTACCGCCGAGGAGCGCGCCGTTCTTATGCAAGTGGCGAAGACGCACCGCTGTAGCCTATGGATCCGTTTTCTCATGCGCACGGGTCTTCGCCCCGGCGAGAGCGCAGCGTTGCGTGTGCGTCATTTGGATATGAGAAAACACATCATACATGTCTGCGAGGCTGTCGAATCCGGAACCGCCGTGATATCTACTCCAAAAAGCGAAGCGGGTGATCGTTATGTCCCTATACCGGAAGACATTTATACCGATCTGGAGCGGCATATAAGCGAAAAAAAAGCTGATGATTTTGTTTTCACGCAAGAAGACGGGAAGTCTATGATGACGCAGACGGTTATGACGAACAACTGGCGCAGTTTTGCTCGGCAAATGGACATAGCCATGGGCGCAGAAATGACGGCGCACGGGCATATCTACGATCCGAAAGACCTCGACGAAGAAGGGAAACCGTTGTACCCAGACGAAAACGGGAACCCCAAAAACGGCCACAAGATTGCTCCTGATCTGGTGCTGTATTGTTTGAGACATACCTACGGTACAGACCTGCAGCGTTCCGGTGTCCCAATCAACGTGGCCAAAGCGCTAATGGGCCATAGCGATATTTCCATCACTGCCAATGTGTATACTGACGCAACCGTAGATGACGCCATCGCTGCGCTTGCGTTGCTAAATGGCGCAGGAAGTGTTAATTACTGTGATAAATAGGTCGGCAACGGTAATAAAGTCACTGATTTAACAGCGTTTTAAGCGATTCTATTTTCGTACTCTGACTCCGTATGTGAGGGTTCGAATCCTTCTCCCGCTGCCAGCGAGTAAAAGCTCAAAATCCTTTGATTTCAAGGGGTTTTGAGCTTTTTTCTTTCTCTCGCCAAGCTCTTTTTGCGCGGCTCGCGGTTTCAAATCTTTCAAATCTTTCAAATTTTGTGTGTTAAATTGTGTGTTAAAAAATCTGGTAAAAATTGGGGTGTGCGCATAATCCCAAGTGGTGCGCTCGAAAAGGTAGAGTAAATTTTGGCAGCCCTATCCCAAAAATCTTTCTATCGTCTTCCTTGCCCGACCGAGCTCCTGTGAAACATACTGTGGAGTACATCCCAGCGCATCCCCAATGTCATAGACAGATAATTCTGCGCTGCGCATAGTAACCATAAGCCGTTGCGTGGGCGTAAGCCGCTTCATCATGTCTTCAAGCGCCGGGTGCTCGTCCTCCTTCCCGACAGTTTCCTCGACAAGTAATCGGCTATTCGGCGAAACGAAATCATCTAACGGCAGTGCCGCGATCTGCGGCTTGCAGCAATCTCGAATATATCGGCACACCGCCATGAAAATGCCCTTGACCGCAAATGTTGAGAATTTAGCGCCTTTTTCCGGATAGTATTCCGCGCACGCCTGCCATAGCCCTATCCTGCACACTTGTAGAATATCTTCGTCAACTTTAAGACTCGGGAAATACTTTTTCAAAGTAAACCAAACAAGCGACTGATTTTCTTCATACAGTTCCTCTGGCGTCATGTTTGAAGAGCCTCCACAAAACAATAGCTCTGCGGCGGCCTCGTGAGATTACACTGCGTACATTCTGAACACTTCGGCGTTGCCATGCCGAGATTGTCAAAGTAACATTCTCTGCTATGTTTCTTGAACTCAGATATTTCTTTCGGCTTGTCGTAGATTTTCAGATCGGAGATATGCCAGCCGAACCCTGGGTTTCCGCCCAAATACGCATAGAGCTCCTCCTCTGTTAAGCACGCCTCTTCGAGGAGCCGATCGATTGGAGATTCCCAATCTCCGTTATTTGCAATTCGATATTCCGGTTCTCCCCCACGTCTGGTGAAACCGACACGCGCCAGCCAGTCAATTCGGTCGCACACCAACTCGCCAATAACTTTCCCGCCGCCATGAAAGCCTTGTTTTCCCACCAGCGCAAAGAAATCCTCGTGTTCAAATCGCGGCTTCGTGCAGTAGACATACACCTTAAACGGCGTTTCCAACTTCGGGCGTGTCTTGCGCACTTCCATCGTCTTTTCCCCAGCGGCAATCAGCTCGCACCAGCGCGGCTGGATGCTTAACATTACTGCTTTACTCATAGGTTCTCATCTTCCCTTTCTCGCAAAATCCGTCTGCGGGCTTAGGATAATCGTAATAGTTGCAAAAGACTTCTTGTTCGCCGCCCTTGAGAGACAAGTCCGGGTCTCCAAGTCGGCAGTCCTTGCAATGCACAACCTTTTCATACCCCAGCTGCACCGCCATTCTCTTAAACTGACTTCGGGTGGGGCGGTCTATGGTTGGCTCTCCGGCAACCAGTTTGCGGAACACGGCCTTGAACCCGTCCGAAAGAATCGTAGCACCGCAAACGATTTGCGTCAGATGGTCAGCGTCAATCAACCGCATGGTCTTTCCCCCCTTCGTATTTGGCAATAAGCATATTGAGATCGCGCAGTCTTCGCATTGTGACAGCATCGGCTTCGTAGAGAGCGTCGCGCAAGGCGAGGATTTTGGACGCGGGAACAGCGGCAACGGTGGGCGCATCCTCTATCAATTTTCGGGCTTTCCCCGGCTCTCCCTCGTGCTGTCGGTCGTATTCAGCAAGCAGCTCGTCGGCGTCAATTAGTCTTGCCATTCACTACACCCCCCATTCCACCGCCACACACAGCGATGGCATTTGCCGTAGCAGGGTTTATGCATTTTTTATTCCTCCTAACGCGATTTCGCAGAAGATTCCGCAATCTTCTAAAATCTCCTCGCTCATGCTTCCGCGTGTCGGGTCTAACTCATCAAGATAGCACTCTTTCAGGCACGTACGCCCGATCTCTCGTTCAAGCCTTGCGCGGCTTTCAAAAACCTCCGGGAAATCAACGCGGATTTTGTTCCAGTAGCCCATGCCGCCCTTAACGCAGCCGATACAGTTGTTATTGTTGTAGCCCATGTCATACATTACCGGTCGTTTGATTTGGAGCCGAGCAAGCATCGCGTGAGCGTCCTGCTTCGTCAGATTGTTTTCGATGAGCGGGAAGCGGTGCTTAAACTGCGGCATTGCATCCACAAGGTTTTCCGCACGGTGGCGCTCGCCGCTATCGAATCCCCAGACGTATGTGATTTCGCAATCCTCGTGTGCACGTTCCCACTCCTTGCGGACACGTTTTTTCAGGTAGTTCGTGCAGGGGGCAAAACCGCGCACCATCCGAAACACGCCACCCGCACGCACCGCGTCAGCAACGCTGGAATACTCGGCTGACCGCAGCATGCCAATCGGTTTCCCAATGGCTTTTTCGCAATCGGCGATAAAACGCAGACTGTCCGGGTGCTGGTCGGCGATGTCGATGTACAGAGATTCATCAATTTCGTCTTTTGTAATATACTCGGCAATAAACGAGCTGACGCCGGCAGAAACCCAGCAGACTGTCAGTTTACGTTTCTCAGTCATGTCGCTTCATCCTCCTTAAGCATCGCTGCCACCGCCTTTATACTTCGGCATGTCCGCCCATGCTTTCACACCGTCCCAATCACCGCGTGTTTCAAGCTCGAACAGGTTGTTGCACTCATCGCAATCGATCATACACAAGTCCTGAGAAACGCCCCAGCTTGTGGCGACAAGGATTTCCTGCCCGTCCTTCGGCATTTCGCAGGAAAATATATATTCCGGGATTTCATAATCAGCGTATCCGCGCTCGGCATACTCGGATTTTTCTTCTTCGGTCAACGGGCGCGTCGTGATCTCGTGCCAGATGATTTTTTCTTCAAACATCGATGTCGTCATCCTTTCTCTGATAGCAATTCAGCAGCGGGTCTGTCGGATCGCAGAAGCAGCAGGGCTTTCCGTCCGCAGCGCTCGGCGGGTAGTGGATGTAGGATGCACAGCTCATTTCACGCCATCCGTGCGAGACAAAAGATTTTTTATCTCCCGCATGAGATCGATACCCCCGCTTATTGCAGAAATGTCTGTTATTCTGCTCCCGCCCAAATCGGTCTTTGCCCACTCTACAAATCTCGCAATGTCCCGCGTTGAAATTCGACCGATTTCTTTGGTAGTCCACCTATAATCGTCTGAGTTTTTAGGCGGAGGGTTCTTGCCCATCAGCCACCACTCTTGCCCATATCTACGTTGTAGCTCAAAATAGACATAATCGTCGTAATTGATTTCAACTCTTCGGATTTCGTACCAATCGAGTACCGGCATTGTGTATTCAAAGCGAAAAGGTTCTTTTCTTACGTCATTCATTCCGCACCGTCCATCCTCGCGCCGCAGTTGGGGCAAAAATCGCTCTTACGGTTGTTCCACATATCGCAGCACGTTGATACATACCCCTCGGCAACAGTCGTTCCGCTTCGATAGTGCGTTACCCACCGCCCATGCCGTACCGGTGCACCGTCGGCGGCAGGAATTGAAAGCAATCTCCGGACATCCTTTGACGTGTGACCATCCCACGGCTTTCCTTTGTCCAATTCCTTGCACTGAAACAGATCCCAGTCTTTCAGCTCATAGTGATATGTATAACATCCTTCGTCGGTGTCAAAGCCCATAATGAACCATCCCCCGCCGAAAGGAACGCCGCCGTCCTCATGCCGCTTGCTTTTCCATGCATGCGGATTATTTTTGGCAAGAGCAGCAGACAAAATGAGCCTTTGTTCATACAAGTCTGTGAAAGTGTGGAATCCGTCTGATATTTTGTCAACATCAACGGCGGGAAGCGCCATGATGGTCTGTACGTTTTTTGCGCTGCACCCGTCCTGCATCAATCGCATAACCGCCGTTTCGCGTTCTAAGTATTCAGCCATTGTCTTCTCCTCCGTCCATCCGAACTTCTTTTTCAAGCGTTGCGTCGATAACTTCAATAGCGTCGAGAATGCCGCAGTTTACGCTTTTGTCGTGGTCAAATATAGCGCCCTCGATGAAGCCTAACATGCGCTGAATCGTTGAAAAGTCTTTGTGTGTCATGGCGTTTTCCCCTCATAGTTGTCTTTAATACCGTGATTTCTCCGGCAGCAGGAGCACTTCTGGTGACGCTTGCCGAGCCATTTGCAGTTGTCGCACGAAAGCGTGTCCTCTTCGAGCATCCGCAGCCAGTCACAGTCTGCCGGTTCGCAAGGATCGTCTGGGTAAATCTCGTTGCATAATTCGCAGATGATCGTCCGCGCTGTTTTAATTTTCGTGTATTCAGCCATTGTCAACCCTCCTATTCCATGCATCAGACGCATCTTTGAGTGACACTGCATCAATCAGTATCGGGTCGATGATGCAGCAGTTGTATTCGTCATCGCCGTATGTGTGATAAACTTTGAACACCCTGTCAAGTGAGTTGTAGACAATCGACACGGGTTTCCCGCATAACGGGCAAGGCTTCAATCTGGCCATTTCTACCCCTCCCAATCAATCTCCTGTCCGCAATGCTCGCAGTATGTGATTTTCTTACCGCCGCCGATAAATTCCCAATGCCCAAGGGCGTAATCACATGCGGGACAAATTGCTTCTTTCGTAGGCGTTCCCCATGTCCTGTCAACGCCGCTGGTCGGCTTTTTCGGAATCTGCTTTTCCAGCGCCTCTTCCGCTTTCTTGAACGCCTCCGTATAGTCCAGCGGGCAGTTCCATTCAACTTCGGCAGCGGCGACGCGGAGAATGCTTCGATCCCGATGCAGCCACCCTTCGGGTTCCTCGCGGAGGTTGCTCCGCTCTACGCCGGTAATCTTTCCAAAAATGACGCCTGAAGCGTCCCTCAACAGAATTAAGCATCTGTCACCGCTCCGCTGAACCTCGATGCCGCAAGGGGTCAACAACCCACCAGCACCGTGCTCACCACTGATATCGCACGCTCCAGTGTAGTTCTCTACCTCAACCTGGGCGGCTAAAATAAACATAGCCGTCATCACCTCCTGCCCTATATGGCAATCACAGCCTTAAATTGCAACCAGTCTACTTGAAATATTAAAGTATCCCAGCAACGGCTTTGCCCGTAATTATGTATGAAAAAAGTCCCGGAAACGATCAATGAGAGCGTTAGCCAGGACTCCTTTTTATTATTGATGTGGGCTGAATAGTTGGGGTGTGGGTGGTGCCGCGCGGGGTTGCGCGTCCGGCTTTTGTCGTCCAATTTTGAAAGTAGGGGGGCGTTTGACATGTCTTAATTGATATTAAGAGCAGTTAAAAGGCCGCTCCAGCGGCCTTGCTTTTGCCCGTCCAGGCGGGCGACGGATGATTGTTTTTCATGCACACATGAACGGCTTTTCATTTTTCACACCCCTTTTTTGCCCCGGCTGTCGCCTTTATTCTGTTGCTATGCGCCGGGCGTTGCGGTTGTTTGATCGGATCGGCGGGCGCTTGTGTTCCTATCTGTATAGGCGCAGCAGCCGCCGCAAGCGGCGACAGGGGGGCTATATATATAGAGATATAAATACATAAATACATATATAATTATATATATAATGATAAATACTAATAGCTATATAAATAACTAATAAAAAGAAGAAATAAACAAAGAAGAAAAAGGACGACGACACAGACGAAAAGCGGCGCGCCGGCGCCCCTGGATTCCGGACGCTGGACGCTGGAGGCGGCGGCATATGCGGATATAGATCCGGCATAGCTCCGGCCCATAAGCGCAGCAGCACGCCCCAATAATATAAAAGCAACCCGCGGCATGTGCCCCGGGCTGCTGTTGCCTCTGTATGCGCTTGTATGGCCTCTCAGCGCCGTTTTACCGTCTCACCGGTATGGGCGGGCATTGCCGCGCCCGTGCCGTCCCTGTACGCCGTTATACGCGCCCGTATGGCGCTGAGCCGCTTGCGGACGGCTTGCCCGCTCATGCCAATAACCGCGCCTATATCGTCCGTTGTGTACCCGGCGGCGGCCCCGCGGATGATTGCGGCGTCTATATCGTCCCCGGCGGCGGCGTTGATCGCGTCGCGGATCTCTCCGGCGTCCTCGATCGGCCGCGCTGTCGCTCCTCTTTTCATGCGGACATTGCGCGCCGTTTCGGTCGTCCCTATGTCCGCGGCGTTTGTGATGTCCGGCGCGCTGCCGCCGACACTGTGCGTATTTTTGCGCGCCTCATGCCGCAGCGCGTCCAGGGCGGAAAATAATAGTTGATTGCGCAGCGGGCGCGGATCTCCTGACTGGAGACGGGTCTCGAGCCGGATCCAGGCGTCCCCTACCAATTCAACCGGCTTGCAGCCGCCGGCGGCGCGGACGTTCGCCGGCTTGAGCGCACAAGCGGCACTACAGGCGGCCTTGAGGGCGTCGAATTTGGCCGCGTCGTCCAATTCAGCCCAGCGGCCGCAAGGCTCCAAAACATAGGCGGCGGTAAACTCCTCCGGCGTCTTGTGGTAGATCGTATCCAGCAGCCCCAAAAGCTCTTCAGGCGTATTTGCGACGGCGCTGGAGCCATAATGGCTATAGTTGATATAACGGCCGTCGTCGCTGACAGACAGGACCGTATAATAGACATTGCCGGCGCAGCCGTTGACGTTTTGCCCGTATGTCGCGCCGCTGTTGATGTTGCGGTAAATGGTCTCGAGGGTAGTCATGATATTTTATCCTTTCCGGCGCGTTGCGCCTGTCAAATGTTGCGGATCCGCTGCGCGTCGCGGCGGCGGGCCCGGTTGTATTCAATCTCTCCGGCGATTTTATCCAGGGCGACGGCGGCGACAGCCGCCAAAATTAAAACGATCATACGCGCGCCCCCTTAGATAAAATATAGCGCCCCGTCAATTTCAAGGCTGACGGCCTCCTGCTGCAGCTCGGCGCGCATGTCGGCGCAAAAATCAATGACGGAATCCAGACCGCGCTCGAGATCCGCCCCGGCGGCATAGGCATAAACAACGGTTGTTTTTTCCTCCACAAGGCCGGCGGCGTCGCTCATCCAATAACCTATTGCCGGCGTTGCCGTCGCGCCGCCGAAAAGATTTGACAGCGTCGCGGCCGCCATTTGGACATATCGGGCATTATCGGCGGCAGTGTTGACGCCATTCGTGCTGGGAACGTAAATTGCTACGCGATGACGCAGCGGCTGCAGCTTTTCAAGTCTCTTGTTAGTCATTTTTTCGTCCTCCTCATGATCGGGGCTTTTGTCCCCTTGCGATTATTAATATACACGGTTTAACCGTGTTTTTCAAGCCGGCAAACTTAACAAAATATGCACTGTTAAATTGTGTATAATTACACGGCTTGACAGTACACATTATTATTGATATAATCATCCATGAAAGGGGGTGGAAAAATGCCCGTCAGCGAAAGCCGCCGCCGTGCTAATAATAAATGGGATGCGGCGAATATGACGACATTAGGCTGCAGGATGCGCCGGGATGACGCCGAAAAATTCAAAGGCGCGTGTTATTCGGCAGGAACGACGCCGAACGCCGTTTTTACCGCGGCGGCGGCGGATTTTATGGAAAAAAACGCAAACAATAACAAAACGTCTGGAGGTGCTGAAAATGAGTAACCGCGACATTGCGAAAACCTTAATTGACCAGATCCCGGAAACGCGGCTTTTTAACGTGATCCTCTTTTTACAGGGGGCCGCGCTGCCGGACGCGGAAACGCCGAACGCGGAAACAGCCGCCGCAATTGCCGAGCTTGCGAACGGCGGCGGGACACGCTTTAGCGGCGACACGTCGGCGCTTTTCGCGTCGATTCTGGAGGGCTGACAGAGTGCTTGAGGTTGTCTATTCCTCCCGCTTTAAGCGCGACTTGCGGCAATGCGCCAAACGTCAATTAGATTTAACCAGACTGCAAACCGTCATTGACACACTGCGCGCACCCGCGGCGCTCCCGGCACAAAACCGGGATCACGATTTAACGGGGAATTATTCCGGTTTCCGGGAATGCCATGTTTCCCCGGATTGGTTGTTGATCTACCGCGTGGACGGTAACGCGCTGTTATTGGCCCGCACCGGATCGCATTCCGACTTGTTCAGCTGATTCGTTTAATAAGTAAAACAATGTGCAGCCCCCGGCGGGATCGTCCGCCGGGGGATTTTTTCGCCGCCGGTTGCAATTTGCCGCTGTCGTCGGCATATAGGATATAAAGCAAGCGCAGCCCCCGCCGGGTCCGCGCCCAGGGCCGCCGGAGGCCACCGGCCCAGCCCAGCCCAGCCGCGCCGCCCCCCTCGCTCACGCGAAAAGAAAAACGATTTCACGGGGGCCGGGGCGCGCAGGAGCCGCCCGCATTTCACGGGGGCCGGGCGCGAGCCAAGGACCGACGAATTTGCCCGGCGGCGCCATGCCGCAGGGACGCCGGCACGATCGCGTACCAGCACGCACACCCGGCGGCCATGGCCGCGAGACAGTAAAACATATCCCGCCCCGGAGGTTACGAGGGCAGAAAGGAATTGACATGCGGAGCTACGTTTATATCGCCTACACGGCAGAACAGGACAAGAACGAAACCACATTTACAGAGCGAAAGGCCCCGGAATATTGCCCAGGACGTTATGCCGCTGTTCTCCGCGTAAGTTCAGACAATAACATTTTGTCGGCGCTGTCCGCTATCGGCGGGCTAAAAGCGGCAAACGCTTTCCCCAGTAAAAAACAGGCGGAGGAAACCGCCGCGTTTTGGAATGAGTGCTACAAGCGAAACGGCACGTATCTTTTTGCGTGATTCAGACAGAACAAGCCGAGTTTAGACGGTCACATCCGGCATACCGCCCGGCTGTTACGGCGAGCCGGGCGAGATCGGCGAGCACATGCCGCGCAATGGCGGCTATACGCGCCTCCGCTCTTGGCAAAACGATTTAACGCGCCCGTCCCAGCTCGCGCCTGAAGCTCTGCAAAGCCGCCCCCGGAAATCTGCACAAAGCCCCCAGAGAACCACAGAAACGCCCGCCGGAACGCTGCAAAAAATCCCCCCGGAAGCCGCCGCCTCCGGGGGGAAATTATTTTTTGCGTTTGGTTGCAAAACGCGCCTATGCCTGGCATATAGGGTATAAAAGCAAAACGGAAACGCGAAAGGAGAAAGCAAAAATGAAGATCACCCGCGAAAGCATCGAAAAGAGCAGCGCCCGCATGGGAAACGGCTGGACGCTCAGCCGGCACCATCTTGTCATGTGCGGCGAGAAGGCCGCCGAGCTCAAGATCCCCATGGAGGACGGCGGATACATCCAGGGCCAAATCTACATTGACAAAAAATGGAGAGGCTACCAGGCATATGACGGCGTGCGGATCAGCGTCAATGCCTCCCGCTACTACCCGGCGCAGACCCCCGGCGTTTATGTCTCCCACGGCCTCGGCCACTGGGTGGACATTGACCGCCCGGACATGAGTAAATGCATGTTTTCGGCGGTGGAGAAGATCACGCACAAGATCACCGCAGACGACATCCGCGCCCTGTGCGAAACAGGCGCGGCAGCCCTGACCGAAAAAATGGCGGAGCTCTCCGCCGCAGCGTAAGGAGGCGCAGATCATGAATAACGACATTCTCAAGAATTTTGTCGAGCAGGAGCTCAACGACCACAACAAACGCAACAACGCCGGCCTCGCCTCCGTCGAGTTTTTCGACAGAGCAAAAACCGAAGAAGTGACCTTCCACGGCAACCACCGCGCGCAATACAACCGCCTGCTGCGGTTCTGCGCGGAGAACGGCCTGACCGTCGTTTCCACGCATCCCGGCACGCTTGCGGCTGTCGTTCGTGTAGAGACCGGCAAATAAACGCCAACAGAAGAAACGCTCCCGGAGAGATCCGGGAGCGTATTTTTTTACGAAAAACCCCCTTGCCCCCGCGCTGTACAATAAAAAGCAGATCGCAAAGCCGCCCGGCCCCGGCTGGATATTCATTTTATCTATAATATATATTCATAAAAATCTATAGAAAAATGCGCGGGAACATCGCAAAAAATTTGTTTTTCCGGTTGCAAAATGCCCGCCTGGACGGCATATAAAGCATAAAGCAAAAGGAGGTCACTACCATGACACAGAATAAAACCGAGTCCATCCGCTTCTACTACAACGGTCTGCGCGTCAACGGCGAGCGCACGCTCACCCGCTGCTGCTATACCCTGGATAACCGCCACGACGGCGCCGAGTGCGTCACGATCTACGCGAAGGGCTACGACGACCTCCCGCGCGACATTTTCCCCGTAGAGAACGACAGCGACAGCTACACCGATTATTTCGAGCACGACCGTGCCACGCTTTTCCCCGATCATCCCCTCTACAAATTCGCCCGCTATGCGGCGATGAAGGCGAACACACGCGGCAACGCCGAGAGCATCGAGCGCGTGAGCAAAGAGATCGCCGGCATGGGCCGCGAGCCGTGGGCCGGTTATATCGACGCGCGCAAGGCCAACGTTGCCCGCTGGCAGCGGGAGCTCGCCGACTTCAACGCCGCCGAAGATCCCGGCCAGCCGACCGCCGCCGACGTGGAAGCGTGCCACGCTCTCCGCCTTGCCGAAGAGAACGCCCGCCGCGAAAAAGAGCACGAGGAAGAGCTTCAGCGCCGGGAAAAGGCGCTGAACGAACAGAACAACGGCCGCCGCTTCATCGAGCAGACCGCCGCCGAGCATCCCATCGAGGAGGAGCAGCCGGTCGTGCGCATCCATTGGAGCGAGCACCCCGCGTTCTACGGCTGGAAGGATGACGAGCTCGTTCTTTCGGTCGCCGCCGCCGAGATCATTCTCAAGACGTTTGACGAGCAGAGGCACGCCGAGAATGAAGGATACGACAAAACGGAATTTTCCATCGAGGAGAACGGCGAGACCGTGTACGGCGGCGGGCGCTACGGCCTCGGAGACGGGGACGGCGGCCTGTGCGAGCACATCCGCGCCTTTGGCCGTCACCTGATGGAGCGCGGGCAGTTCGGGCACGGGGCAACGGAGGAGGACAAGCAGGAAGGCGCGAAGATCGTCGAATTTGCGAACCGTCTCCAGAGCTACACGCCCGGCGGCTATATTGAGAGCGTCGAGCCGGCGCCTTATATGAATGATGTATTGGAAACTCTGCAGAAAAAGAGAGAGGAAGAAGCCGACAACCTTTCCGCGCTGATCCGTCTCCTGCCGGATGAGGGCATCATCGGCATGGCCTCCGACCTTGCAAAAAACGGCTCGCCGGAGACGGCACGGTACGTCCTCCTGCAGCTTGCGCAGCGTGACAAGAAGAAGGCCGCCGAAGCCGCGCGAAGTCTCGGATTGTGAATAAATATTCTTTATATTATTCAGTTGCAAAACGCCCGACTGCCCGCCATATAGAGTGTACCGCCCCGCAAAGCGCGGGGCAGAAAGGGGAAAAAACATGACCGATACCGAACTTTTGGAGATGTCCGGAATTGCGATCCGGCACGGAGTGCTCAACGTTTACGAGGGGCGGAGCGACGCCGACATGCAGCGCCTGGTTGATAAAATGCTCAACGACCCCGCCGCGTATTACACCGTCGCGCCGCTGTATCCGGTGCTGCGCATCTATGCCGAGCTCCGGGAGCGCGTGGCCGCGAAGTCCTGCGGCTCCGCCATCCAGGCGGTGAAGCGCCTCATCCGGACCTGCGCCCGCAACGATATGCGCGGCGTGTGGAAAAGCGCCGACGGCTCCGCCTGGTGCTGCTGCGATGGGCAGCGGGAAGTCCGGCTGAAAAATGTCTCCGGGGTTCCCGTGCTGGAACAGAGCTTTCCGAACCTCGAAGCGCAGATCGACGGCTGCGCCAAAGCGGCCAGCAAGTCGCTCCGGCTCCCTACCGCCGCCGAACTCAAAACATACATTGCCGCCGAGAAAGCCGCCGGCATCAAGCCGGATTCCCTTTGGTATTGGTGGGGCGGCGATACGCCGACCGTGAATGCCGCGTTTTTGCTGGACATGGTAACGCTTTTCCCGGACTGCAAAGAGGCGCTGTACTGGGCGGAACGTCGTCCGCTGTACTTCCGCGGCGAAAACGGCGACGGCATCCTTCTCCCGGTCTACCGGCAGAAGCGCCCCGAGTGGGAAGCGCGCTGGAACGAGCTGCACAAAAGCGCCGGTTAACCCCGGCGCTCCCCGCAAATATACATCATCAATATATACACAGGAAAATCTACACAGAAAGAGGCCGGAACATGGAACAGGAATTTCTCAGTCTGATCTTTCAGGAGGAAAAGCCGCATAGGGGTGAGCGCCGTATAGGAATCTATAAAGGCAGCAAGAAAATCGGCGGCATCGAGCAGGTATACAGCCCCTATCGCGGGACAACATATTATCACGCTTTTGCTAATCACCCCTATACTTTCACGGTGCCAACCGCAAACTCTGTCGCTCAGGCAAAGCAGAACTTCGTCCGCGCGCTGAAAGAGCACGGCGGGAACGCGCCGACCAGCGCCGACATAAAATACCTGCCCGCTGATCCTGACGCAGAATTTTATCCAACGCCGTCTTGGTTGGCAGGAAAGATGCTCGCCTGTCTCGACCGCGACGCTCCGATCCGCTCTGTTCTGGAACCGTCCGCCGGAAAAGGTGATCTGCTGTATGCCTTGCAGAAATACAACGCCGCCCAGCGTTACGGCAAAGACGAAGACATTTTCGAGCTGGCCGACGTGATCGAAGCAGACCAAAATCTGCGGGGGCTTTTGAAGGGTGCCGGTTTCCGTGTCATCGGCGACGACTTCCTGCAATTCCACACGCACAAACATTACGATCTGATCCTCATGAACCCGCCGTTCTCCAACGGCGATGCTCACCTCCTCCGAGCACTGGACATTCAATCCGGCGGCGGTCAGGTCCTCTGTCTTCTCAACGCGGAAACGCTGAAAAATCCATATACAAACCGCCGCAAAGCCCTGCTCCAGAAGCTGGAAGAGTACCACGCCCATGTGGAATATGTGCAGGGTGCTTTCCAGAAAGCCGCCAGAAAATCCGACGTGGAAGTAGCCATTATCCATGTAAACATCTCCGCTCCGGCCATGCGCTCGAATATCATCAGCTACTTGAAGCGCGCCGAAAGCACCGCAGAAATCGAGTCGGGAGAAGCCTCTTCCATTGCCTCTGCGAACTGGATGGAAAACCTTATTAATGGATACGAATTTGAAGCGAAGGCCGGTATCGCCCTCCTGCGGGAATATGCTGCCATGCGTCCATATTTGATGGACGGACATACGAACTATGAGAAGCCGCTGATTTCCCTGGCTGTCGGCGAACGCGAATTGGGCGAAGGGGCTCCGTCTGGAAGCATCAACCGCTATCTTGAGAAGCTGCGGTATAAATACTGGAACGCTTTTCTCTCCCGTGAAGAGCTGACAAGCCGTATGACCTCCGCAATGCAGAAGCAGTACAGCGAAAAGATCAGCGACCTAAAGCACTACGATTTCAACCTGTACAACCTGCAGCAGGTGTTCTTCGACATTCGCGCCCAGCTCTCCGCCAATGTGGAAGATAGCATTCTCGACCTTTTTGAAACGCTCTCCGGAAAGTATGCGTGGATCCGGGAGGAAAACAATAAGAACATTCACTACTTTAACGGCTGGGCGACCAACAAGGCGCACAAGGTCGGGATGAAAGCCATTTTGCCGATCAATGGGTTTGGCTCCGCATGGTTGGGGAAAGACCGTGGCCTTGATTCTTATTACATCAGCACGCAGCTTTCCGATCTGGAGCGCGCCATGAACTATCTTGACCGGGGAGAAACTACCAAACGGAAAAATCTGCAGAGTTTCATCGACTACGCAGTCAAGTGCGGCAATACCGTCGTGGAAACCACCTATTTCAAAGCAAAATTCTATAAGAAAGGCACTTGCCATATTCAGTTTCGCCCGGAAGCACAGCGCATCATCGACCGGCTGAATATCTTTGCCGCGCAGAAGAAAAACTGGCTGCCGCCCTGCTACGGCAGGAAGCGCTACAAAGACATGACACCGGAAGAGACCGCCGTCATTGATGATTTTCAGGGCGAGGATGCCTACGAAAAACTCATGGAGAACCCCGGACTATACCTCACGGATGCAGCGTCCAGCGATTTTCTTTCGCTCCCTGCATAAAATCCTGTCCACCCGGTTAATTCCTATTACACATGACATAGCAAGTGTAAGACAAAGACCGCAAAGGAGGCGGAAAATGAAAACAGAACCCATCGACATCATTATCCCCGCGCACAACTGCGCCGACACCATCGGCGACACCATCAAGAGCCTTGATCTTCAGATCTGCAAGGACTTCAGGGCTACCGTCGTGATTGACGGGGCGGACGAAAAACTGGAATCTGTCGTAGAGGCCGCCGCAGACTCTCGCCCATGGCTCCGCCATGCCACACTCGACGACAACAAAGGTCCCGGCGCAGCGCGGGCTTACGGGATAGCGATATCGTCTTTCGATTGGCTTATGTTCCTCGATGCAGACGATCTTCTCCTCCCACACGCCATCGCCACCATGCAGCAGGCCATACCGGAAAAGCCCGACTTTGTCATCGGGAAAACCCTGCGCGAGAGCGAGCGCGGCTGCTACGAAGTCGTCGGGCGCGAACAGCTCACCTGGCTGCACGGGCGAATGTACCACTACGACTTCCTGACCGCGCACGACATCACATTCCCAAACGATCTGCGCATGAGCGAAGACCTTGCGTTCAACATGAAATGTGCAGAATTTGCGCAGAACGTGCCGGAAACCTCTTGGCCGGTACATATACAGCGTTGGAACGGAAAGTCTCTCTCACGGCGTTCCGGGGCTTCCAGAGAGCAGGCGCGGACATACATCAAGGCGTGCGTTAACTACGCGGAGGACTGTATTTATGATGGCCGCGCTCCTGAAGATTTGCGTCTCCTGCCGGACGCTCTCGCCGCCTGTTATTACTACTTGGATGCAGTAGAAAGATTGTTTCCGAATGACCATGAACTCTACGCAGAAATGTGCCGGGACTTTATCCGGCTCGCGCAGACGGTAGAGCTTCCCCGCCTCCGCACGCTCCCCGCATGGGAAGTCCGTCTTGCCCGTTCCCTCGCGCTGCCCTCGCGCCCCTACGGCACGGTGTACATGCCGGAGCTGACCTTTGAGCAGCGTTTCATCAATGCGACCCTAAAATAAATATACAGGAGGAACCCACCAATGCGAGCACCCTGCATCATCAAAAGAACCACAGACCGGCACGACGGAGTGACCGTCGAGTATCTGGAAACGTCAGTCCCCAAAGCGAAGTATACCGGAGACAAAACCCGCGCCCGTGTATACGTCTACACCGGAGACGCCGAGTACATCGTCCGCACACAGCTGCGCAACGGGGCAAAGTCGTCGCAAAGCTTCACCGTCGTCACGCTCAAGGAGGGCAAAAGAAAATGAGTACAAAAGCAGTAAGACTTCTTCTCATGTTCCTGTTCGGTCAGGTCGTTCAGACAGCCGTGATGCTCATCGGCTTTGCGCTGGATATGAACTCGATCATCTGGTGGACCGTCGTTTCCGGTCTTGTGATCTTCTGCGCCGCGTGGCTCGGCGGGTGCATCGCCGCTCCCGAGGCCGTTCGTTCCAAGCGCCACGCAAAGCCCTCCGGGGGCTCTCCGATGGACGCCGCCTCAAAATATCTCGACTGACTCCCCTTGCGCGCAGCGCGCAGCTAATCTATAATATTCACAAACAACATAAAACTCTGCAAACAAATCTGCAAACAAATCTGCAAACAAATTTGCGAAAAGAAAGGAAATAAAATCATGTCTGAATCCAACGCCAATTATTCCATCAACGAGCCCCGCTTCCAGCGCGTCATCAAGTACGCAACGTCCGCCTCCAAGCAGATCCCCGGCGCGCTCGTGCGCGTAGCGGAGAGCGAGGAAACCGACATCAACACCGTCCGCCTGACGCTCCCCATCCCGTCCGAGATCAACAAGATCGCCGTCCATTACCTCCACAACGCCGGATTCTCTGCCGACAAGACGGAGATCGGCGCGGAGGGCTTCACCTTCACCGTGGACATGACGCAGCCCTACGAAGACTGACACAATACCCCCAGAACGCACAGGCGCCCCCTGCGGTCAACCCCGCAGGGAGCGCAAAACAGCTTCAGCACGCCTCTAAAAAATTCGGGAGGAAATCAAAATGAAGAAATGCCCACTATGCGGCCACGAAATGGAAGACGAAGCGCGCTTCTGTTCTGCCTGCGGGGAGAAAATGCCGGAACCAGAGGAGAAAGCAGAAGCGACGGTGCCAAAAGGAAATCTGCCTGTTGTATCAAAAACTCCGCTGAAACTCCTGCTGATTATTCTGGCAGCCATAATCGCTCTGTTTTTTTTCATTACACTCGTAATTCTTCCAAGGTCTGAAAAGGCAGCGATACGATCAAACATAACGGATATTTTTAGCGCGGCGTTTCCCAGTATCCCAATCAAAAAAGTTATTATAAACAATGTGCGAGATTTCTCCTCGACATGGGAGAAGCAAGCAGATGTAACGATTGTTATGGATTGCGCGCTTACGGAGTCGGAATATGATGAAATATATCGGTTTTTATACCTTCGCACACTTCCATCTGCGGAGTCCTCTCGCAGCGAAAAGCCGACGCAGGTTTCGCCGCTGGAAATAATCGACAACTCCGGAAATGACTATGCAAGCGGGTACTGGAGCCGCCGGGAGCCTGACCCGACAGTGGTGCCGCAATCGGGTTCAACGCCAGCCCCCACACCAAGCAGTCAATCCAATTCCGGTGTCAGCGAAGAAGACGCGAAGTGGGCCGTTTATCTGATGGCAGAAGAGACAATACCAAAGTATCTAAACTGCCCGTCCACAATGGAAATGTGCCTCTTCCGCGACTGCACAATAAAAGACGTTGGCTTTAATATATGGAAAGGTGAAGGTTATTTCGATGCCGAAAACCTTTATGGCGCGACCGTCCGGTCAAAATGGAATATTACCTGTACCATAAAAGACGGGATCATCCACTTGGCCAAGCTGAAGATCGATGATATCGTCGTATATAACGATGGTACACAGTAACCGGAATTAAACAGAAACCAAACGCAGCAATGCGCAAAGATTCATTTGAGTCTTTGCGCATTTTTTATTTCCCCGTCGGTTGCGAAATGCCCGCCTGATTGCCATATAGGGTGTAAAGAGAGAAACGTACATAATTACGGACAAAGCACTTTTGCGCGCGCGTTACACTGAAACCAGAGCCGCGGGAGGACGAGCCGCGGCAAAGGAGATAGATACGATGGATAACACTCTGGAACGCGCGCGAGACATTGCCATCCGGTTTGGGCAGCTGACATGGGGCGATCTCATTGACCTTTCCCCGAGAGAGGAGCGCGCGGTAATGGCCGCGCTTCGGATGTCTGCGATCATGCCCGGCGGGAAAGACCGGGTAACGTCGGTTCAGTGCTTCTTGTTTCTGAACGACGACCGGAACGACCGTGGCCCGGAGGATGAGGAATTGCAAAAACACATTCTCCAGTTTCTTCAGCTTGTGGCGGGCTTTATGGGATGGTGCGGGCATGGAGAATAAAGAGCTTTTATTTTTCGGTGACTGCATAGCAAAGCTAAAGGAGCTCCCCGCCGGGAGCGTGGATATGGTCCTTGCGGATCCGCCCTACGGCACGACGCGCTGCAAATGGGACAGCCCCATACCATTCGCCCCGCTCTGGGACGAGCTGCACCGGGTCGTGAAAAAAGACGGCGCCATTCTCCTCTTCGGCGGTGAGCCGTTTGGAAGCGCTCTGCGCCTCTCGAACCCGAAGGAATACCGGTACGACTGGGTGTGGCAGAAAACGTCTCCTACCGGCTTTCTGAACGCCAAACGGCAGCCGCTGCGGGATGTGGAAAACATCGCGGTGTTCTATCGCTCTCCCCCGCTCTATATCCCGCAGAAGACATCCGGCCATACCCGAAAGGTGAGCTCGGCGTACAGCAAGCGGAACTGTCGAAAAGGGGAGGTCTACGGAGCCTACGGCGCTACGTCCTACGACAGCACCGAGCGCTACCCGACACAGGTGCTCCGCTTCAAAAGCGACAAGCAGCTGGCAGCGTTTCACCCGACGCAGAAGCCCGTGGCCCTGCTCGAATATCTTATAAAAACATACACACGCCCAAACGATACGGTGCTGGATTTCTGCATGGGCAGCGGGTCAACCGGCGTAGCCGCCCTCCGAACCGGCCGAAAATTCATCGGGATAGAGCTTTCGGCAGAATACTACGCCGTAGCCACCAGGCGCATCACCGGGGAAATCCCCGAATAAATACTTTTTTGAAGGAAGGTAAACAACATGGAAGAAAAAGTTTTGCACAATGTCGTGCTTGTAAAGCACCTGACCAGCGGCAATGGTCCGTATCTTTTTTCTGTACCGAACGGGCGGAAGCTCAAGGAAGGACAGCCGGTTATCGTTGACACACGCAAAGGCATCGCAACGGACGGCGTGTGCGTGGCGGACAGCTTTATAACAGACGATACATCGCTTAATGCGATGGTTCTTTTGAGCGGTGCAAAGCTGCCGCTCCGTCGTGTGCTGGGAGAGCGTCAGACCGTCATCTGGGAGGAGAAACACAGTGAGCCGGAAGTCGCAGAAAACAAATCCGAATAAAGTGCTCTGTACGGAGGCGGATGTCCGGCGCGCCTGCAAAAAAACGTTCGACGATACGACCGACTACATACTCACCATGATGGCGTGGTGTCTGGTGGACGATATGGGTGTCTCGGATGAATTTCTCCACATTCTCTCCCGCCGCTTCGCCTCCATCAACGAGAGCGTCGTTTCCGGCAACCTGCGCCTTGCCGAAGTGAAGCAGGCGCTCAAGGACGAGCACGACTGGGAGGTAGAAACGACCTCCCACATTCGGGAGGGCTCCCCATGCTGAACCAATATGTTCTGCAGGGGCGGCTCTGTTCCCTGCCGAAAGAAAGACTCGACATCGACGGTCGGGACTATGTGACGTTCGACCTGGCGATCCCGCGCAATCGCCGATACATGGGCGTTTTGTATACAGACTTCATCCAGTGCCGGGCAAAGGGGCGCGTAGCAGAGCTCGTGCTGTCCTCCGTCCAGCCGGGGCAGGAGATCATTGTGCAGGGAAGTCTCCGCAGCCGCTGCCAGAAGCGCGCGGATGGATCGCGTCTCCGCTCGGAGCAGTATCTCCATGTCGAGCACGTTTTCTTCTCCCGCCCCAAGACGACCGCCGAAACAGACGCCGAGCGCAGCACAGAAGAAGCCATTGAAGTCCCGGAATCCGTGGACGGCATAGACGAATCGGGGTTTTTCCCGGAAAACGAAGTATTGGAGGATACAACAAATGAGTGAGCCCAAAATGCCGCGCACCATCGCGGTAGATTTCGACAACACCCTGTTTGAAACCGACTGGCCGGATATCAAAAAGCCCATCTGGCCGACGATCAACGCCGCCAGAACCGCCAAAGAAGAGGGCGCGGAACTGATCCTCTGGACGACGCGCGAAGATGGATATTTGATTGACGCCCTCGAAGCGTGTGAAAATGTCGGCCTGACCTTTGACGCTGTAAACGACAACACGGAGACCATGAAAAAGCTCTGGGGCAACGACCCGCGCAAGGTCGGCGCCACAGAGTATTGGGACGACAGAGCCGTGAAGCTTATGGGCTCCGCCCCGCAGCTCCCGCCCAACGCAAAGCCCCAGCAGAAAAACAATGTTGTCAGCCACCCGGAGCACTACACGCAGGGAGGCATCGAGTGCATCGACGCGATCCGCGCAAGTCTCGGCGACAAGGAGTTCGCCGACTACTGCAAAGGCAACATCATCAAGTACCTCTGGCGCTACCGGCTCAAGAACGGCACGGAGGATCTGCGCAAAGCGGCGGTATATCTCGATTGGATGATCGAGGCGGAAGAGAAAGCGGCTGCGGAATGTGCCACCTGACGGACCACGCCGTGCAGCGGACAAAGGAGCGCGTCGGTCTCCCGAAGCGCTCCGCCGAAAAGAACGCGCAGAAAGCGCTCGAAAACGGCATCCGCCACTGCGAAACAAAAGGCAGCCTGAACCGATACATAACCTCGCTGTATTGGAAACGGCAAACCGCTAACAACATCCGCATCTACTGTAACAACGTATACATTTTTAATAATGAAGTGCTTATCACCGTGTTCCCGCTCCCACAGAAATACCGGAGCACGGTACGAAAAACCGAAAGAAAGGAACGATCTAAATGGGCTGGGACGCATTGATTTACGACGCGATACTCCGCGTAGAGAAATTGTTGAAGGAAATTCTCACGGAAGTAAGGGGCCGAAACAATGGATAAATACATGAAAAAGAGCGACGTGATCGCCTACATCCGCAAGGAAGCGAAAGAAGCACAAAGCGCGTTTGAAGAGCTGGGCGGTGGAAGCGGAATAATTGCCGAAGCCTTTAATGATCTGGCAAACGACTTTTCGCAGGGCGCTGTGCCATACACAACCGCCGAAGAGGCTTTTGCTCAAATTCCTTCTGCCGACGTTGCGCAATGGATCAGCGTCAAGGACAGGCTGCCGGACGTGGCTGGTATGTACATCGTTACGGCTTGTGACGAGTGGTGTTCGCATGGAGAAGGAATCTGGTATGACACGGTTGTTGTAGTTGCTGAATATTCCGGCGGTTGCTGGAATTGGAACGACAATGGGACAGATTACGACATAGACGACCTTGTTACTCATTGGATGCCGCTTCCCGAACCGCCGAAAGGAGAAAATGATGGCTAAAAGGTTCTTCCATTGCTGCCTGGATGTGCGGGGCGGCATTAGAAACGCGAAAGACCTGAAAGGCTGCATAACGGTAGACGGTCACACGCTGTTCACGGTGAAAGAAGTCAAATCATTTTTGCAGGATCATCTTAATGCCGGACATGAAGTTTTGCCGATGGGAGACTGCGACAATTTCGACTATAAAACTGGCTGCCGTGGCCATTATGTGGAGGACGGTGCGGAATGAAAATCTACAGCATTACGGTAGACGCCGTACCGAAATCCTGTGGCAGCTGTCCGCTGTGTGGGTATACAAACGATGACTTCCCTGTCTGCTACGGCGTTGCAGATAAACAAATCTGGCGCATTGAGGGAAATCCCTGCGATATGCAGTACAGGCGCAGCGATTGCCCGCTTATTGCGGTCGGAGGGCTCGGATGAAGGCAAAAAGCTACAAGCTGAAATACGTCCCGACCGTGCAGCAGCTCCGGGACGCGGGATTCCTGCCCGGCGGAGCATGGATACATGCAGAGGCGTTTATGTTTGCCGAGCGGCGCTTTGCCCACGAGCTTTCCGTGTCGATCTGCTTCTTACCGGATCTGGATGTCTGGGACGACTTCAACAACATCCTGGTACTTGACGAAGAATTTGGGCAGCCCTATACGCCATTTTATTCCGAGAATTACAAGAAGGATATCAAGTACTTCCCGGTTCTGGAATCCTGCATCCGGCAGTACAACGACTTTCTCGACAGCTTTGATTTTCTGGAAGAAGTAAAGGAGGAAGACAATGGTAGTCAGTGACGTAGCCAGTCTTGCGCAGTGGGAGGAGGCCACGATCCACATTTTGCTAAGACCGGAATATGCGATGATGGGCATTTCCCTCAACGAAACCGAAGAAGGCGTGTTGCTGAACATTTATTCTTATTTTATTCGTGAACATCTCCGAAAAAGAAGGGAAGGAAAAGAATGAGTGATTTTATCGAAGTACACCGAGTGTACACCACCGGTGGTGAAGCGGAAACCTATTTGCTGAATTGCAACCAGATAAGATGGGTTGAGCGCGAAAAAAACGGATGCCGGATAGCGGTTTTCACCCCAGACACTATGTTTGGACGTATAAAGGTAACGGAGAGCTACGAAGAAATTCGCCGTGCCTTGTGGGGAGGTTAACGATGGGGCAGCACAAAACGAATCCCACGGCCATAGCCGCCAAGCGCGGGGAAATCCAGCCAAAACCGAAGCCCATGTCCAAGCGCAAGGCAGAGCGGCTTCTTCTGCAGGAAGCCGAGCGGAAAATGATCTCACCGCAGCTTCGTGCGGCAATAGGCGCAGGAGGGAAACACTATGAGCTATAAAAAATCTGGAGAAAACCGCCGTTTCGGTCTCGTCCGCTGCCCGTACTGCGGGCAGGAATTTTGGAAAAACTCGCCCAATAAACAGTACTGCTGCGATCAGCATGGCGTGCTGTACCGAAAGAAGCAAGCAAAAGAGGCTTTTGCCGAGAGAGCGGCAAAAAAGCCGGCCGAATCCATCGCGGATATATCCAAAAAGGCCCGCGCCGCCGGTCTGACCTACGGGCAGTATATGGCCGCGCGAGCCGTCGGGAGGCTTTGATATGCCCGATGCGCTGTACTTAGCCCTCGCTACGGCGATCGTATCGGTGGATATTGCGCTTTTGTTAGAAGCGATCGCCATTCTCCATTACCTCATCAAGCAGAAAAAGAACAGGAGAAAAGAAAATGATAAAGATTGAGAACGTTGAAACCTTCGGCTGGGAAGCCGCGATCCGGGGGATGCGGAATCCTAAGAACTCCTGGGGGAAGAGTGATAGCTTTATTCCGTGCTATTTGAAAACAAAATGCCATGAATGTGAAGCTAATCAAAAGTGCGCATATTATTTTGAGGACGGTAATGGTTTGCCGTACAAAAAAGACGAATTTATCGGCTCCAAAGACCTCGACCTCATGACTCGCCTCCGCAACGCCGGTACAGACCATCGTAAATTCATGCGGATGATCGCCGTTTACCTTGATATTATGGCGCCACTGTATTGGTGGAAGGAGTTTGCTACCTACAAAGTAGGTACGGTAGCGAATTCCTGCTCCACGATGCATAAGATCGCGGCGAAGGAGTTTACGTTGGATGATTTCAGTCATGAACATCTGGGATACAGCTGCTGTACAGAAAATGAGTTTGATAATCCCATGAACACTTTAGAGCAGGTGATTATTGTACTTAACGGTTGTCGAGATAAATACATCACAACAAACAATAAATTTTGGTGGTGGCAGCTCATCCAGCTTCTACCGAGCTCTTATAATCAGCGCCGAACGATCATGCTGAACTACGAGGTTCTGGCGAACATCTACAAATCCCGCAGGAACCACAAGCTCGACGAGTGGCGCGAGCTGTGCGCATGGATCGAGACCTTACCATATTCGGAGCTGATTACAGGAAAAGGAGAAAACACCAATGATTGAATCCAAACTTATCCACAGCGGTCAGTATCGGCGCTACGGCGACACTTTCCGCGTTTGGGAACTCAAAACGGACGGAGAGTCCGAAGAAGAAGTACTTCGATATATCCGCGAAAATGTCCACAAAGCCGACCTTCCCTCTTCCGGTGAGTGGAGCGCAAATATCCGCTACGGCGGAGAACGCGCCAATGATCCCGCCTATTACTTCCGCGGCTGCTACAGTCTGGAAAAAATCGAAGGCGGCTATAAATACACGGTCAAAGAGCCGTTCTGCGACTGACGGAGGATAAACTATGCAGATGAAAAATCAGGCGCTGTTGAAAACCTACCGCATCACGATCACGGTGGACGACAATTCGGAGCCGCCCGCCTATATTGTCGCCTCCGCCGCTTCCAAGCGGGACGCGCTGCATAAAGCGCTGGAACTGGTTGCCCGCCGCTGCGCGGGTCCGTGCCCATATGCTGATCCCGACGACTGATGCAGGAAAAGAGAAAAGACCGCCAATAAGCGGTCTTTCTCGGCTGAAGAAAAATTTGAAAAACTGTTTAGCTGCATGTTGACTTTTTGCGTGACATTTAATATAATAAATGCGTGACATAAAGGAGGCGATGAGATCATGTCACCCGCGAAAGGCAGACCAAAAGTGGACAAGCCGAAAGAAGTCCGATATACCATTCGGCTCGATCAGGAAACCGAAGAACGACTGCAAGAGTATTGTAAGGAGCACGGTATCACACGAGGCGAAGCTATCCGGCAAGGCATACATTTACTTTTGTCTGCAAAATAAGAAACCTCCAGCGCTGTTCATCCGGCAAGATAGTACAGCGCAGGAGGTTGAGCAGAGAGGCACGCGAACGTGCAAATCTTTTCTGCATTATAGCGTGCCTCCATGAAATTGTCAATTTTATATTATTATGGAGGATTTCTTATGAGCAATTCCCTGCGTGCATTCAACAACGAAGAGTTTGGCACAATCCGCACCGTTATGATCGACGGCGAACCGTGGTTTGTCGGAAAGGATGTAGCAATCGCGCTCGGCTATAACAACCCACGCGACGCATTGGCGAAGCATGTTGACGCAGAGGATAAGGGGGTCGCAAAATGCGACACCCTTGGCGGAGCACAAGAATTGACTATCATCAACGAAAGCGGCGTGTACAGCCTGATTCTTTCCAGCAAACTCCCCAACGCAAAGAAATTCAAACGGTGGGTGACGGCTGAAATTCTTCCCTCCGTCCGCCAAACCGGAAGCTATTCCGCAAAGCCCATGACGTTGGCCGAGCAGGCTCTGGCTCAGGCGCAGATTCTGGTTGACCACGAAAAGCAGCTTGCCGAGCTGTCGGAATCGGTGGACAAGCTCGAAAGGTTCAACGACGGCATCGTTGCCGTGCTCGCTCCGACCGCCGTATCGGATGGCTGGCAGGAGCAGATGAACCGGAAGGTCCGGCAGTATTGCCTTGACTATGATCTGGATTACCGCGTCGCATTCAATCAGCTTTACATGACCGTGGAATCGTCTACGCGCTCGGATCTGACGCGCCGTGTGGAAAACCGCCGCAAACGCATTTTGCAGAACGGCGGCACGAGAGCCGAAGCGGATAAGGTTACGAAGCTCTCCGTCATTGCTAATGACGCCGCTCTCCGCAACGCTTTCGACCTTGCGCTCAAGAATATGTGCGTCGCGTCCTACGCCCGCCACGGCGACGAAGTGGGGGTATAACACCGATGAGCGAATCCGCTTCCCTTTTCCTCCAAACCCAGCGCGATCAGCGCACCTTCCGCCGCGCCGCAGGGCTTCTTCAGATGCTCTCCGACCTGATCTTCTACACGCTCGACGATCTCGACCATCCTCTCGACCCGGAAGACGCAAAGCGCGTCTGCGAATACTGCGAAACGACCGTCAGTTATCTTTCGGAAGACATGGCCGCGCGGGAAAAGGAGATCGTCGCGCTCTCGTGCGGCGGCTCCGGGGAAAATTTTTCTTCCGGCAGCGGTTGCAAAACGCCTGTCTGCCCGGCATATAAAGCATAAAGCAAAAGGAGGTCACGAAGATGTTTGAAAATTACGATGAGGTTGTCAGAATGTTCACCGCGCAGATGCGCCGCAACGAGTGGACGGAGGCGTCCATCGAAGCCTACACCGGCACGTTCCGCCGCTTCCGCGAGAGCATGGAGAAGAACGGCTTCTCTGAGTTCTGCCCACAGTCGGTCGTCGCGTTCGTAGAGGACGGCAGCTGGTCCATCGTGACAACGGATCTGTACCTGACGCATCTTCGTGCGCTCTCCAAGTACGGTGTGTCCATCCGCATCTTCAGCGAAAATGCCGTGCCGGATGAGCTCCGTCCTCCCAAGCGCAAGCTCGCCGCAGCGCATAAGAAGGAATATTCCCACATCCTGGACGAGCAGCAGATCACGGCGCTTCTCAACGCCGAAGAGCCGGTGTATACCCGCAAGCCGCATACCTGGCTTCGTGAGAAGGCCGAAGTTACGCTGCTCTTCCAGAGCGGTCTCCGCAACTCTGAGCTGCGCGCGCTCACTCCCGCCGATCTCTTCTGGGATAAGAAGGCCCTGTACGCCCGCGTAACGAAGGGAGATAAGCCCCGTGTAGTCCCGTTCCCCTCCGCTTCGCAGGAGGCTGTCAGAGCGTATCTGAGCTCCGGTATTCGCCCGGCGGACGCAGGGGACACCGAGCCGCTGTTCGGCTGCTGTGACCGTCTCACAGGCGCGTGGAAGGGCTTGGAGCGTCAGCAGCTCTCCACACTTATCAAAAACTATACCGCGTCCGTTCTCGGCGAAGAGGCTTCCTGCCGCACCCACGCCATGCGCCACGCCTCCGCGTCGTTCCTGCTCGAAAAGGGCGCGCCCATCGAGAGCATTTCCGAAATCCTCGGCCATGCTCAGCCGTCTACGACGCGCATTTACGCGCAGCGTCTCACAAAGACAGCGCTTGCCGAGACCTACAGCGACATTCTGGATGCGCCTGTCGCCCAGAACGCGCTGAAAGCCGTCTGAAATCACTTTTTAAGGAGACAATGTTTATGTATTACTTTGATCACGCAGCGTCTACGCCGGTGCTTTCCTGCGCTATAGAGGCGTTTCGGCGGGCACCCCAAGGGAACCCCGACAGTACGCACGCCGCGGGAAGAGCCGCAAAGAAGTCTCTGGAAGAATCCCGTGCGATCATTGCCGATTGCATCCACGCAGAGCCGATGGAGATTTACTTCTGTTCTGGCGGCACGGAGGCAAACAACCTCGCAGTTCAAGCTCTTCAGAAGTACGGGACTATTGTGCGAGGCAGTACCTCTCATGCATCCGTGTGGGAAACAGTCGGCCGTGAAAAACCCTATCAACAGTTCCCCTGCTTGTCTGCCCCTTATGTCAATAATGAAACGGGCGAGATCCTGTCGCCGGAGTATATTGCCGCAGCTCGCGCGAATTATGACCTCCTGCACCTGGACGGCGTCGCTGCTGTCGGGCAGACTTATGTAGATGTACAAAGGCTGGATTGCGACTGTCTCACCGCCGCGGGGCATAAGTTTGGCGCGCCGCAGGGCATCGGTTTTATTTATGCCAGACGACATACCCTGAGACTTTCCCCGCTTTTCGTCGGGGGTGGTCAGGAGGGAGGCGTTCGCCCAGGCACTCCGTCCGTAGCGCTCGCCTCCGCCATGGCAGCCGCGCTTGCGTATCGTACCGAGAACATGTACCAGGCTCTGCGCCATATGAGCGCGATACGGCAAACGATCGAAGACCTTGTTCCATCTATATCCGGCGGGCATATCAATGCGAAAGACTACGGATGGACGACCTCCCCGCATATTATTTCCGTCCGCTTTGATGGCATCCCGTCCGCGCAGATCCTCCCCCTGCTCGATGCGCAGGGTGTCTGCTGTTCTGCCGGCAGCGCGTGTTCCGCCGGCAGCCGGGAGCCGTCCCGTGTGCTTATAGCCAGCGGATTGTCGGAAAAAGAGGCGCTGGAGACCGTGCGTATCTCTATCTGCCCGGAGACAACGCAGCACGATGCGGAGACCCTGCTTTCCGCGCTGAAAAACGCCGTGGAAAAACTCAGAAAATTATTACCTCGTGCGCGTTAATCCTTTATAATAATTTCAGAAAAAAGGGAGCCCTTCGGCTCCCTTTTTCACATAGTTACAACGATTTCCTTGCGTTTTCCCGTCAGCGTGATCGTCTGCACGGCATGGCTGGACGGCAGGAGCATCTTCTGTGCCGCATAGCCGCCGAAATTCAACCAGCTCGTCGTGGACACCACCTTGAACGGGCGCATAGACACCGTATTGTTATACGGGTTTATCTTGATCTTGCTCGGCTGCGTAACGAACGGCTTGTGCGTGTGCCCTACAATGAGGCAGTCCATTCCGTCGATGACGTAGCCGAAGCGCTCGTTGCGGTTCACCGCCGCGCCGGTATAAATGCCGCCTCCGGCGCCGTGCGTGGCCACGATGGTATACGTTGGGTTTGTCAGCCCGTCGGCTCTCGCTTTCCCCATCTGGATCTTGATGAACGCGATATTCTCGCGGTACAGGTGCTCCAGATCGAGCTTGCACATGATATCGTAGCTCGGATCGTCATCCGCGTCCTTCAGACTGCGCCGCTCGTGGTTCCCGCTCACGCTGGCAAGAATACGGTCACGCAGCGGTATAAGCATCTGCGTCATCATCTTTTTCTGCTCGCGGGGGCGCATCGTCTCTTCAAAAACGTTGGATACGCTGTTGCGCGTGGCGTTGTTGATAAGATCGCCAACAAGGATAATACGGACACCTGGATCGGAAAGGACGCTCTCGCAGAAGGACGCCCATTCCTTCTCCATGTGTTCAGCAGCACCCAAATGTACGTCGCTGATGGGAATGATTGTCAGATCCGGCCGGTCTTCAAACCGGTGTACGACCATCTCAAAATCCGGAAGCATAAATCCGTCGCTCCTTATGTCGTTTCGTCTGCGTGTCAGGCAAGCAGCCGGTTCACCTCGTCCTGCACGGCTTTGACAAACCATGCGGCGAGCGCGTCCCTACGAGCCTGTCCGTTTCCCCACTTACCGGCGATGACCTCTCGAGCCTTCGCCGTGATGAACGGGTCAACCTTCGTCTCCTCGGCGGGCTTCTCGGGTTCGGGCTGCGGCGCTGGCGTCGGTTCAGGTTCGGGCTGCGGCTCTGCGCCGTCCGCCTTGCTCGCAAAGTCGGGAATGCCGAATCCACGGATGAAGCGGTCATTCACGGCAAGCACACGCTTGTTCACGGCGTTGGCGTTGTTGCCCTCAATGATGGTCATGTTTTTGCCGTCACAGTCGAGCACGATGCCCACATGGTCTGGGTGGCCGACATTGTCGGTAGTGGCGTAGTTCGTTGCGCTGTCCTGCCAATCATAAAAAATCGTGTCGCCCGGAGACGGGATATAGGCGTCATCCTCCACCCAGCGGCCAATCTCCTGATAGAGCCGCACCATGCCCGGGCAGCCGCACTCGGTCGGCATGATGTCGCGCAGGCCGCACTGGAGGGAGACCGTGGACACGAACGCCGCGCACCAAAAATCGGTGACTTTCATTTTCCAGCCGCGGGGCAGCGGGCGCTGCGCATTGTAAATTGCCAACATCTCGAGATGCTTTGCAGTGTTCTCGCGCGTCCCCAGCCATGCGAGAGCGGTGGACACGACTTTCTGTCGAAGTTCTTTTTCTGTCATTACGTTACCTCCGTTGTGGGTGTGTAGTTCGTCTTTGTTACGGTGTTCACGACACGACCGATGGCAAACCGTGCCGTGTCGCCGCGCGTCAGGTGGATGGTGTTATCCTTGTCCACTGTGAGCATGATTTCTCTCCTCCTTATGGATTGGCCTTGGCAAGGGCTTCTTGCGCCGTTCCGTTGACATTCAGCAGAACGCGCGTCACTTGTTTTGCCGCGCCGTTCACGTTCAAATACAGAATATCGCCGACCGGCTCCGGTACGGTAAGAGTGACCGGGCTGTTCGCCGAAGTCGGTTTGTGCCCGCTGGTCATTCCGGCGGTTACCGTCGTACCCTTATATGATGCAGGGAGCGTGTAGTAATACGTTGCCGCCACATAAGCGTCACTGCCGTAGTTGTACGCTTCACTTGGCCCAAATTCGTTTTCGGCGCCGTTGTTTCCCCAAGGGATATACGCCGCTCGGTTCGCCGGCCCCCAGCCCATGATCGCCTTGGACCACATCTTGATCCGGACGCATATGGAGTTGTCGGAAAGGCGGGTCACGGCGCATTGCGACTTATAGGAGTAACCGTACTTTCCTTGGTTGTACATATTGACCCATTCGCCGGATACTTCCGCACTCCACCCGACGACGTTTGTTGGCGCTACAGTGCTGAACGTTCCCATTCAGATCACCTCACACAGAGTATTGCAGGTATACGTCGCCCGGCTGCCACTCGGCGGGCGGCGTTTCGCTCGTTCCGGTGTAGATCATTCGCTCGGCGTAAGTGCCGGAGAAGATCCAGATGTTGTTATCGATTTTCTTGAGATCGATATACTTCTTCGCCGGCACGGCGATGGAGCCGGTCGCGCTCTCCGTCTGCCCCTTGGCGACGTTGATCGGCGTGCCGATACCCTCCCACTCGAAGGTGAACGGGTCGTTCGCAAAAATCCGCGTCTGCCAGTTCGGCGGCAGCAGCGCCGAGACAGCTGCGGTCAGCTTGATCGTCATGGACGTGCCCCACACCCAGACGAGGGCGTTTCCCCACGCGAGATCGGGCGTTGAGCCGGGCGTGCTGATCGCGAGCTCGGTGCCGAAGCGCGCGTCGTTCGTCAGCTTGGCGACGCCAACCGCTTTATCAGCAAGATTCGCTGTGCCTACCGCGCCGTTGGCGTTGGACAGCGCTCCAAGATTTGCCCGCGCCGCTTCCGCCGTCGTTGCGCCCGTGCCGCCGTTTGCCACGCTGATGGGAAAATCCACAGCCGTTTTCACGACAAAAACGTAAGTGGAGTTGTCCGAAAGCGTGGCGGTGTACTCCATACCGTCGGCAGTCTCGCCGGTTTTGGCAAAGCTCCGGATGCCGACCGTCGCCGCCACCCAGTATGTCTGCCAGGTGGACGAAACGCCCGGTTCGATATTCGAGCAGCCCCGCTTGCACAGATAGGAACCGCCGTTGTGCGTGACAAGATTCAGCGGCGCGTAAGACGCCGCCGCGCTGTACGCGCCCTTGCTGACTATCGCAGCCTGTCCGAGATTAACTGTTGCCATGTTCGTTTCTCCTTGTACATTTAAACACTCGCCGAAACGATACCTGTCTCGGCATCAAGTGACATGACGGCAATGTTGAAATTGCCCGCCGCCGTTTGGATAAGGCCGCCATCGTCGCTGAGCGACAGAACGGAACCTTCCGTATATGGGTCAAAGTGGCTCCAGAGAAGCGCCCCCGTTTCGATATCGATATCCAGCATCGTATATATCACGCGGTCGTCGATGACCGGGGCGATTTTCCGGATGAGCGTCGCCATGCCGTCGAGCATCGTCCCGCTCGGCACCGTGACGCCCTGTTCCTCTATGGCAGCCGCTATGTCTGCCTTGGCGCTGTTTATCCGGTCGATTTGTGAAGGAATACCGGGCATTGGCTTCCCCTCCTTCGCTTAAATGGCCGCCAGCGCCTTTTCGATGTCGTCCGTCAGAGATACCGTTCCGCTGCCGGAATGCTTTCCGGCCGGTATGGTATAACTCGTAACGGTCAGTCCGTCGATGGTCGCCGTGACCGTTCCCTGATCCGGCATCGTGCCTTCGACCTCCACGGCGTTCCCGTCGGCGTCAAGGGAAATGGCCGTTTCCCCTGCAAGGATGTCTCCGGCCTCCGCCGTTGCGTTGGAGGCGTCGCCGAATTTTGCGGGAATAGCTTCCACAGTGAACTTGCTGATTACCTTGCCCGCCGTCGGCGTCATGGTCTGCGCCGTTGTTTTCGGTGTGGCGGTCTTTTCTTCCAGAACAATGCTCACCTTGCCGGAGCCGGAATGGTTGCCTTTTGGGATGGTGTAAGACTGCTTCCCCGTAGTAGCATCCAGCGTGGCCGTCACCGTTCCGTTTTCCGGCAGAGTACCGGCGATGGTCTTGCCCGTCGCGTCAACGATGATCTTGTTGACGAGAACGTCCGCCGCCGTCGCGGTAACGCCGCTCACGTTCTGGTACGCATCCGGTATGGGCTTTACCGTCACGGACGACAGGCCGTATTTACCGGCGTCCGGCGTAACGCTCTGCTGGCTTTTTGTCGGAGTGATCTCCTTCGCCTGAAGCACATAGTTGCCGCCACCTGCCACGCCGAGGACCGTTCCGGAACCGTTGTGGTATCCGGCAGGGATCGTGTAGCTGTCGCCCTCCTTGACTTCGGCGGACACGGCGCCGTTGTTCACAATGCCCGCGATCGCCGTGGCCAGCTTGTCCAGCGTATCGGCCGACAGCGCAAGCCCAAGGTCGATCAGTTTGTCGCGGATCGTGTTGCGTGCGGTCTGTATTCTGGTGATTTCCGTGGATGTGGACACGTTGTTCCCTCCTTATATTTCCGCAAGCAGCGCGTTGATGTTCCCTATGGATTCGCTGACCGCTGCCGATGTGATGGGGTGTTCGTTGCCTTCCTCCGGTGTCTGCGCCTTCACGAGGCTCACAACGCCGTTCTCTGTGGAGAAATCGTCGCTGAACGTGAGATCCGTATCGATGCCGGGGTTCGGCTTGGGATCGTCGGGGTTCTCCGGATTATCGGGGCTCGGCGCCGTGCCGGAAATGACGTCGGCAACAGTCGTTATCTGCGGATAGTCGTTCACGCTTACCGCATTGATCGTCATTGTCCCCTGCTGTCCGAGCGGGCGGGTGAACCCCTGTACAACGAACCGCTCTGCGGGGTGTCCCTGCTTGTCGTTGCGCACCACCGTCACGATCTCGTTTTCCACAATGTGGAACATCTGTGTTGAGGTAATCGCCACCTCTTTCGTGAGCGCCGTGGTTCGCTTCAGTTTCCACTCTGCATAATCGCGGCATATCTCGTCCGAATAGTAGTTCGGCATTTCGAGCCGCTGCGTCTTTAGCCCGATGCGGCTGATGCAGGTGTCGGAGGCAGGGTCGCGGTTCTGCACCCGCGCCCGCGCCGTCCGTCCTTCGTCAGATGTTGCCCCGGCAACAATGATGTCGTTGTAGACCTCTGTATTCCGGAATGTATACTCCGCGCCGAGAAACTGCTTTTCCGCGTCGGTGAAGTTCCACAGCACCGGCTTCGTAGCATCGGCGATATCGTCCTGCGATGGGTCAACAATGAGCCTTCCGATGTGGTTATATCCCACCCACGCCGCCAGCATCTCGCACAGCCCCAGAACCACGTCTGCAAGCGTTTCATTGTCTGCGGAAAGGTAATGTATATGGCGTCGTCGTAAGCGGCCACAGCGTGCCGTCTGAGAGCGTCTGCGTCATGTGGTTGTAATAGCCGGTAAAGATCGGCTTGGTCGCATCGAGAGGGCTCGTCCCGTTGTTGTCCATCGTGAACCGGTCGAGTCGGAGCACAGAGTCGATGGCCTCGAAAATGTTGGTTCCCGCCGCCACCGAGTACGCGCCCTCCAGATTCCCGCGGAGCGTGCCGTCCAGATTCGCCCATTTGTCCGTCAAATGGTAGGTAACGGTCTTCGCGTCCGGCGTGACCGTCTCCTTCGGCGTGACGATCTCGAAGACCCCCTGCGGGATGAGATATTCCGTCCCGTCCGGCAGAAGCAGCCCTTCCAGAATGCGGATCTGCTGCCCGAACCATATCTGCCCCACGGCGTAGTTGTATTCTTCGTCCAGATTGGAAAGCGTGATATCCGCCTGCCGGCGCGCGCCGTTCTGAAGATTGCAGGAGATCGCTCCCTGCTGGAGAAACGCGCCCGACCGCCGGTTTTTATAGTCGTTGTCGAGCGCGTATCCCACACTGCCGCTCGGTGTAAGAAATTCCAGGCGCGTCACCTTTGTGAAGTCGGTCTTCAGCGCGTTCAGATACGCCGCATACCGGTTCTCCGCGCCGATAATCGTTTTGTCGCTCATGCAGCCTCCCTCCTCAGCGGACGGTAGCCGTCAGCGTCCCGGTGTCGGCGTCGAGCGCCATGCTGGCCGGAGTGAAGGAGCCGTTCGCCGTCTGAAGAAGCTCGCCGTCCTCGTTGAGCGATAGCACAGAGCCGTTTTCGTAAGGCGTGTCCGTCGTCCAGAGCAGCCGTCCCGTTGCCGGGTCGATGGTGATCGTCGTGAACACGATGTTGTCCGTCGGGTAAAACTGGCTGCCGTCTGCGGAAACGATGGAAACGCCGTCCGTACTCCCGACCTCAGCCCAGGAGATCGTCCCCGTCTGCGGCATCACCCGGCTCTTGTAGTCGATGCTGATCGCCGTGGCGCTCGCCGTGTGGATGCGGAGGAAGTGTCCCTTCGGGTTGAGAAGAAACAGCGTATTGTCTGAATTGCTCAGCGCCATGAGCGCGTCGAACTGCTTCACGGTGTCCTTGTACGCCTTGCCGTTGATAAATCCGCCGATGAACCCGGAAAGCGTTCCGGCAAGGTAATTGGAGGCGTCCGGCTGTCTCGTGGGGTACCGGGTGAAGTTGCGTTCGAGCGTCGGCGTGTTGTTGTTGGAAACGGATCCGGCGCTCACTCCGTCCTTGCCGTACCGGAAAAAGTACGCCGCAACAACGTTGTAGTACTGCGTCTGCGCGTCGTATTCCGTCTCAAGAATCGCCCAGAACCAGAACTGTACCGGCGCCTCGTTCGACACCATCGGGGTCGTGAGATAGACGAGCGCGCCTTCGGGGAAAACGTAATACACATACGATTCCCCGGATTTGGCGCTGTAGTCACGCAGCTCGCTGACGTTCGCGCCGACATAGGCCAGCTTCTTGAGCTTCGTATCGCCCACCGTCCGGCGCAGCACCGTATAGCCCTGTGCCAGAACATCCGGCGTCCACTTGACGTAAACGCACGGCTCGTTGGCAAGCTGGCACGCCGTCACGTTGCCGGTCGTCTCGCTCACGGTATAGGAAACATTGAAGTCCACCCACCCCGTCGTAACGCTCACGCCGTTGGCCGTCTCCACGGTGCATTGGATGGAGTAGGCGTTCCCGGTGAGAAATCCGTTATAATCGACCCGCAGCTCGCCTGTTCCGGAGATTTTCCCCGTGTCCACAAACGGGTTCGCCGTATCGTCCTTATCGGCAATCCGCCAGCGTACCCAGTTGATGGAATCGCCCTGCGCCTGAGAGTACGTCGCCGTGAAAGAATATTCCTTTACGCTCACCGGAGACGGGATCGCATTGATGGCGAGCGTCGGGGTGCTTCTGGCAAGAAAAAGCGCCGGTGTCGTCTGAAGAACATATTCATCGCCGCCGCTGTAGGCTGTGCCTGGCAGCTCCGTTCCGGCGGCTTCTGCCGCCCTGGTAACGGTCAGCGTGTAGAAAAATCCGCTCGCCGTCACAGCGAGAGTATGGTTTTTCGTGCTGTAGCGGATGGAGTCGCCGGCGGCAAGCGCCTGAGCGAGCGTGAAAACGGCATATTCCGTGTCGCTGATCCGGAAATAATACTGTCCGGCGGCTACCGCTCCGCTCGCCGTGTACAAAACGCCCGCGTCAGTGGAAGCGAACCACTGTACGATGAGCATTTTGTATTCGTTGCCGTTTGCCATACCTGCGGCGCTCATATTTGCCGCCTCGATCTGCGCGGCGAAAAAAGCAACGTCTCCGGCGTAGTTCACGCCCCACCACGGCGTGGAAAGCGTGGTTTTTCCCGTGCTGTACAGCCTTGTGGAGGCGGTGTCGTTTTTATAAAGCGTGATCTGATAGGCGCTCATCGGGGAATCGCCGCTCACCTGCCAGCTCACGTCCATGTCCTGCGAGATGTCTACGCATCCGCTTCCGTTGATTTCGTCCGGGGAGATATTGGATGGTTGATTGAGCATTGTTTCACCCCTTTATGCCGGTCCGGAGCCGAAGAACCACGCCTTCGCGTTGCTCATCGACCCCCACCAGACCACCAGCACCGTGTCCCCCACGGCGGCGGAGGCTACCTCCGCCGCGTAGGGTATCTTTATCTCCTGTGCCCCGAAGGGCTGTCTCACGCCGATGACCTTCCCGTCCGGCGCGGTCGTAACGTCGTACCGCTCTGCGCGGAGAGCGTTTGCCGTCTCCTGCCGGCACAGCCGCGCCACATGGCTCCGCATCGCGTCCCAAAAGGCTTTGGCATCCTGCATCATACGATTTCCGTCTCCTTTCAGGTGAGATTCAGTATCCGCAGCTGCCGTGCAAGCTCTCCGAGCGTTGTGGTGTTCGCCTGCTGCTCGGTAAGGTTGATGCCGCCCGGGAACGAATATACCGTGTCGTGGCTGTCCGCAGAGGCTCCGTAGGAGTTCGTCGGCGTCGTGGGTATCCCGGCGGCATTGGGCATGCCGTAAACAGCGCCCAGAGCCCGCGCGAAAGCGTCAAACTGCGCGTTCGGCGTCGGCGTTAGGATTTTGGCGGAAAGCGCCGGTCCGAGAACGATCTCGTCCTCGCTCGTGGCCTTCACGCCGCCCATGCCGCGCAGCACGCCGCCGGAGTCGTAGCCCGGAAGCTTCCAGCCGGACGGGTTTGTTGCGATAAAGTCGGCGATCAGCTCCGCAAGAGACTTGACATTGCCCGTCTCGCCCTTCTGCCGGTCGGTGCCGGATCTGGCGACATCCGCCAGAATGTCCGCGATCTCTCGCAGCGGCTCTTCCACGGACTCAAGGATCTCTTTCCACTTGTTTTCCAGCTCGTCGTACCGGGCGTTAACCGCGTCCTGCTGCGCCTTGATGGCGGCAACCGCCGCGTCGTATTCCTGATCCTTTCGGAATTTGTCGAGCGCATCCTGCGCCTTCTTGAGCTGGTCTTTGGCGCTCTGCACCGCCTTCTGGTCGGCGATCCATTCCCACTGGCCGGTAGCGGCGTTGTACATGCGCACATTGCGCTCCGCCTGCGCGTTGGCAAGCTTTGCCTGCGCCTCCGTAACAGCGAGGATCTTCTCCTCGAGCTCCAGCCGGTCTTCCTCGGTGTCTCGCGCCTTTTTAAGCGCTTCCAGCTGCGCATCCAGATCGGCAAGTTCGGCTTTGCGGGCTTTTTCCGCTTCGTCGAACTTCTTGTCCATCGCTTCCTGAAGCTCTTTCCAGTAGTCGCTGTCGCCTCCGCCGCCGGAGCCGCCGCCTCCGCCGCCGTTCCCGCCGGCATTCCCGGAAAGGCCGGGGACATAAAACTTGCCCTTGTCGGGGTTTCCGAGCTCTCCCGTCGGTTCGTAGTAGCCTCTCGCCGCTGCCCGAAACAGGCCGTCCGGCCGCTGTCCATGCAGCATCCGGCGTGTCTGCGGCGCCGTGTATACCATCGCGCCGGGTGCCAGCATCGTGACCGTAGGCTCGCCGCCTCCGGCAATACGCGCCGTGCTGCCTTCCTGAATGATCTCCGGTCCCTGCTCGTTGACAAGCGTAAGGCCGCCGCCGGAGCTCTTGCCGCCCGAGGCTTTGTGTCCTATATTAAATCCCGCGATGTTCGCGCCAATGCGGACCGTCCAGTTTTTCCCGGTCAGGCCGGACAATGTGGATTCTACTTCCTGAATAGCCCCCAGCGCTGGTACGGCATCGGCCATGAGCTCGATATTTACATCTTCGGGCAATGAATCAACAGACTCGGATACCTCATCGAGCGCGCTTTCTGTCGCCTCGAAAGTGATCCCCTCGATGCTCTGAAGCGTAGAAACAAGCCCGTCGATTTCCTCCTGACTTTTTCCGGCTTCGCTCAATCCTTTGCGGAATTTGTCAAGATCAACATTTTGCGTCCCGTCTGCTGCCTTCGTCAGCGCGCCTACGTCTTCGGCGAGTTTGAGTGCCTGATCGCCCGCGTTGTAGATCTCCGAGCCGTAGACCCCCATGGCCTCCGCCCAGGAGAGGATAACGTCCTCCGAAACGCCGGTATAGTCGGCGAGATCCTGCAGACTCTCCACGGTGAAGCTGAGCCCGCTGTCCGTTTTCTCAAAAGACGCCAGCAGCTTTCCGTTTTCGTCGCGGAGTTTTCCCTCGGCGTCCGCCGCATTATAAAGCCACTGTGCAAACCCGGCGCCGGCATCCTCTCCGCCGCCGCTGAGCATGGCTTTCAGCCCTTCCAGTCCCTGAATGTATGCCGCCATTTTCTGCGGATCATTTTCGAGAGCTTTGCGCTCCTTATCAGAGAGGAACAGACCATAGCCCGCCTGTGCCGTGTTGCTGCTGATGCGCCCGTTGGCTATCTCCTCCATGGTTTTCGCGTAAGCGTCCGCCATGTCCTGGAATCCGTCGTCCTGATCGGACGCCGCCGCCTGCTTAAAACTGTCTATCGCGCTGGTCGCGTCCTTTACGCGGTCAGAGAGCGATTCATAGGACTCCGCCTGTTTATCCACCGCGTCTGCATTGTCGGAAACTGTGTCTGTGCTGTTTTCTGTCTCTTCTGTCGATTCTCCCGTTAAATGGTTGAGAGTACTAATGGCGCTTTGCAGCTGTTCCCACGCCCACAGTGCTCGTTCGTCTGCCTGATTCAGCTTGAGCCCTGCGTCCTGTGCCTCTTCCAGGACAGTGGCGTATCCTTGATACTGCTCGCTAAGCGCTTCCAGCCCAGCCCGATACTGTGAAAGAGTTTTCGCGCCGGTCTGGTAGTAGTCGCTATTTAAGGCCCCAAGCTGGTTTAACAGGGTGTTCTTGTTTGTCGCGTCTGCACCCGCGCTCATCCAGACATAATCGGGAGTCGCCCTTTGATCCTCGAGCCGTGTTCTTATTTCTTCTCTTTCGGTATATAGCGCCTGCCGCGCCAGTTCCTTTGTTTGTTCCCGTAGATAGTCAAGGCGGAGTTTTTCCTGATCCGTCAACTTATCGCCCTTTGCTATAAGCGCGTCGCGTTCATTCGCCGCGTTCTGCCAGGCGCTGCGGAAGTCTTCTGACGTTGTCTCGTCTCCGCTAAACAACTCGACTAATGTACTTAAAGCGCTGTTGGCATCATCGAGAAACGCTTTGAATTTATCGGACCCGGCGATTGTCTGGACAAGGTCTGTCCAGGTGTTTTTGAGGATATTGGCTTTGGATTGCCAGCTTGTGAGCATTGTGCCCACTTCGTTGTCTGCGCTTCCGGCAGCGTCTCCCAGAGACTCCAGCATCTTCTTGTAGGTATCAAAACCCTCAACGAGCGCAACGAGCGAGTTGGTGCGGAGCTTTCCGCCAAGCCCGGACAGCATTTCCATGAGCTGCTGCTCCGTCAGCGCGCCTTCTTTCATCGCCTTGGAAAGCGCGGCAATGGCTTCCATCGGATTGACGAGCTCGCCGGTTGCCTTCGCTGCCTCAACCACGTCACTCGCGTAAACTTCCAGAACATCGCTGAGGCTCTGGATCTCTTCTTTTGTTACGGTGACGCCTTCCTCAACTTCCGTTGTGGTGTCACCCATGATGTTGAGGACGATGGCGCGGAACGCGCGCGCCGCTTCGCTGCCGGACACCTGCGTTTTCGCCGTGATCGTTCCGAGTGCGGCCAGAAGCTGTTCCTGCGTAATGTGCGCCTGCGCCGCTACAGAGGCGACGATAGGCATGCCGCTCGCCAGTTTTTCGATGCTTGTCGCATAGTGGTTGTCGATCTCGTTCGCCTGATCTACGATGAGAGACAGCGCCTCCACGGAGCCGCCCAGTTTGTACGCCGCGTCCATGGCGATAAGCATTTTATTGGCCGTCTCGGAATTGATATCGCCGACGAGCTGCGTTTTCGTGGCTACTTCGGCAAGCCCCTCCGCCAGCTCGCCGTAACCGGCGCGGCTGAACTCGGCAACGCTCTGCAGAAACTCGTTGGCCGCCACGCCGTATTTGCTCGCAGTTTCGTAAGCGCGATTGTTAAGCCCGGCGATATAGCTGTCGCTTGCCCCTGTGACCTTCTGGATCGTGGTGAGTTCGCTGTCCACCTCTTTCATGGTGGAAACTGCTTCTCGGATGGAACGAGTAATAAGGTTGATTGCGGCAGATATGGCGCGGGATTTTATTGACCCGAGAAGGGTATCCCCAAAGCTTTTTGCCGCGCGAGAACCATTGTTTAGGCTATTCGTAAGACGGTCTTCCGCATTCGCATGCTGCTGTGCGGCCGCCGCCGATTGCCCCTGCTGAAGCGCCAGTTTTGCGCCGATAGTTTTCTGCCGCTCCTGTTCAGTGGTGCTTCGCTGAACCTCCTGCTGCAGACGGGTGTTGGCCGCCGCCAACTGGTTTGCCGTCTGTTTCGTCCGCTCCTGCGCTGCCGCAAGATTTGCTTCGGCTATGCGGCGGCGCTCCTGGGCCGTAGCCAGCGCGAGCTGCTGACGTGTCAGGTTCTCGATCCCCGCCGCTCCGGTAACTTTGATCTCGATAGTGACCGGCTTGGCGCTCAGGCTTTTCGCCTTCGCGTCGATTTGCGTCAGCTGCGCCAGAACGTTGGCGCCGTCTCGCAGTTCTGTCCGCAGGACAATGGTATCTGCCATTTTTTCACCGCCTGTACTTGAGCTTTATCGGAAAGCGTGATAAAATTTATTTATTGAAATGGTTGCGTTTTGGCCGTCTGCTTGCCATATATGGTAGAAAGGAAGTGTACAATATGAGTTCCAAATTCTCTTGGTTGAAAGCGCTTAAAATCTCCTTGGACGCCTCCGTA